CCCTTTTTTTTTTTTTTTTTTTTTGATTTGGTTAAATTTCTGCGAAATCGAATACAACAGGCTTATCTTTAATTGATCCACAATTTTGTGGAATTACATCCAAGTGCTGACAAGCATGGTATCCTAATTTTTCTAAAATTTTATTGTAATTAAGTTCTTGGTTTTTTGTATTTGCTCTTTGTTGAATCACGATTTGATTGTCTGCAAAATATGGTTTAACATAAAAATCTTTTAGCTTATTTGGAACTTCTGAAAACTCATCGTTGAGGGAGTCGGCTATTTTAATTACATAACCTAACTTTTTTTTCGAGTAAACTGATTTGTAAGAACCACAACCAATTTTCTTGAACCCTCTTTTGATGATTTGTTTTAGGAATTTTTTTGTATCTTTAAGTTCCAAGTAGAGGCATAATGCCTGTGACTTGGTGAACTTCACTCAAGAAACTCCGATAAGAGAATCGTGAATCATGTGGCGAGTCTTATAGTCCAAAATTCTGCCCTCTTCGTCTTGAGGTAATTGATCCAACACCTCTTGAAAGTCAAGGTTTAAAACTTCGCATATACAAGCAATCTTGCGGTAGATTCCGATTTCTTTATACTTTAGGATTGCCCAAACAGAGTCTACTTGGGCTTCATTTGCTTGACTAATATGATCGAGCAAAAGCACATTTGTGTTTGTGTTATTCATAATAAATTTTTCTTTCGATTAAAATTCTTGTTGCACTCTCCACATTGACCTTGGAGTTCCGTAGTCTTCTGCCACATAATATCCTAAGTCAGATACAATGTCAAGGATTTCTCCGCAAGTCAGTTCCGAGCCTTTCATTCTGCTTTGAATCTGCTTGAGCGTTGGGGATTCTCCAACCTCATGCTTATTCTCTACATAATTTCTTATAGCTAAGATATTCTCGTTCTGCTCGTCATCCCAATCTTGGTCATCCGAATCATTGTAATCGTCATAATGATCGTCTTCATCCGAATCCGATCCATAAATAGGCTTATTAGCCTCGTAGACAGGCTTATCAATCTCTTTGCGAGTATCGGTAATATCTGCCACTACCTTGTACTTGCAAACCCTTAGTTTTTGAAAATCACAATCCGTAGGAACAGAGACTGCATCTTCGGGGTCAAATTCGACAATAAGAAGTTTGCCATCGCTTCCCGCCCAAGAGTCTGCATAATCGTAAGAACCGATATGGAGTCCGTAAGAGCAATGGTGACTACTATTGTCATCCACGCATCTACGAGCAATTTCAATGGTTTCTCCAACTCCGTTGTAAATTTGGTGACGAGCATTAGTCTCTCCTTTGACAACGATAGTATCTGCGTTGCCTGTGTTTGACCAATAGTCCGACTGAACACCCTTGTAACCAAGAACCTTTCCTTCGGGAGTCGTAGGTAAAGACTTGTAGCTTAAAAAGCTATACAATTCATTTACTGAATTTGCAGATGGATTCGATTGTAGCCTTGAGATGAAATTCACCAATGGTGCAGAGTCTCTCATTCCCATTCGTAGCATCTCCAATAGCTTGTCTACAACGACTCCATGCAACCTATGACCCTTGTAATAGACCAATTCGTCTTTGACCTCAATATCTCCTTCGATAAAGTTTTCAACCGACTTCTTAATGTCGATTAAATCGCCAAGGTCTTCGTACCTTGCGTCAAAAATAGCTTGACGAGCAAGAACGAAGTTAGGATGGTCACTCCTAAGAGTGTATGGCTTGCCATCCCAAAATATCGTTAGAGAACTTTCGCTTAGTGTGTATGGTACTTTCTTCATATTATATAGTATACTTAATTTTTATTAGTTTGTCAAGCAGTTTTTTTTACTGCAATTTCATTGTTTGCGAGTTGATCGCACATTTTAATATATCCAATTATGTTCTTGTCGAGATTGCCGTCTTGCATTCTTCCATAAGAATAAACAGGAATGTTCATAAGCAATGGATAATCTTCCGAAATAATTTTTATATCTTTCTCGAAAGATGGTCTATCAAATGACGCTTTCATGTTTTCGTTTACCCATGCCTTGTCTTGCTTCTTTAGCAAATTAACTGCTTGTCTCAAGAAAGAATTTGAGGTATTATCGTCAAGCTGAGTAGCAATGGCACTTGTGCGAGAGATAATGTGATTCGATCCAATATGAGGTGAAGGCTTGAAACTTTTGTTTTCGAGCAATCCACTCATCTGTCTAAATTCTTCATTTTGCCTAAAGGAATATGAGTCAAAATCTGTACAAGCAAGTATCTTGTTTGATAGCTTGGGATGTTTTTCAACTAACTCTTTAGCGAATTGAATATAAAAATCTTCAAAGTTAATCCATATATCCGAATCCAATTTTTTGACATCACCTTGCCTTACTCCGTACAAACGAAGTTTAGAATACTTCTTGGGCATTTTGTAGCCTGTTTGTTCGCCCGATTGACGAATGTTGTTCACAACTTTGTATGCCCAATCTAATTCATAATCTGCATTGTGTCTACCACAAATCTTGTAGTTCTTGATGGGAATGTAAATTACTTTGTCGTCAATGCAACCCTCGATTGATGATGCGTCATCTGCATCAAAAAGAGGATCAGTAACATTCTTCCAATAAGATTGATTGGTTCTGTGATAACCATCGAATTTTTTTCGCATAATAAAAAGCGGAATAGATGCTCTGCTTCCACGCTTTACTCCTTTGCGATTAACTTTCTCTTTTTCGACATTAGAAGTATACTTGATATAATCTTTAGAAATTTTAGAGAATTCCCACTCATTCCATATATGATTCTCGCCCGATTTAGTGACAGGGTGAATAAAGTAAACATTCTGCAATTCTTCATCTTCATTGAAAAGAGTTCTCGCCCGAAGAGAATTGCCATGAGACGAGTCTATATCTTGAATTAGGAATATAGAATTATCTTCGCAATTAACTCTTGTTTGCTTTTGCGATCTGCACTTGAATCCATTTCTTGATGCGGAATCATTTTCTCTCCAAGTATGCGTAAGAACAAGATCGTCCTGTAATCCATAAGGTCTGTTAAAGGAAAATGAATTAATTTTTACCCCATTCCATTCAAATGCGTTATCGAATATGCTACGAATATGATACGGCATTGCGTTTATAATCTTCGCATAGTTTCTTTTTGCTTCCCATAGGCAAGCCGAATCTGATAATTTATTCTTTGCGATTTCTTGTATCTCATCGCAAGCATCGGACAACGCTTCAACAACAACCTTTTGGGTAGACTTGTTGTACTCTAACGACTCTCTGCTATGATGCAGTTTGACTGCACCCAATGGTAATCGAAGATAAAAATTGTTTTGACTAAGTAGGTTCTGTATGATTGAAACCTTATCGGGATCATCACAATAATTGTCAACTTGGACTGAACTTCTGTCAATCGGGTACGCAACTCTGCCCATGACTACATGAGAATGACTATTGTAATGGTACTGATCCTGTTCGGATAACAGAAACCATTTATCACTTTCGCTTTCGAGAATTTTCTCTCGATTTTTGATAAAATTATCTTCTGCCCCAATAAACTTAGGCATTTCTTCTTTGGAAAAGAACTCGAAAAACTCTTTAGCCTTTTCTCTAAAAGATGATATGTCCTCGCCCGAAATTGCAACCTCTATGCTCAAACCTGTTGGTTCGGAGCTTGACTCTTCGTTAAGCTCAACAATTTTAGTATCGTCATCTTCATTGACAAAAATATTGTATGCAATCTTCTTTCCACCATGATAGGAAACGCAAGTAAAGTTGTCTCCATAGGAAAGAGGAGCAAACTTGCCAATTCCAAATGCACCAATATAATTGTTCGATTCTCTCTTGGTGGACTTGCCATACTTAGAGTATAATCCGAATACATCTTCTTGGCTCAATCCACCGCCAAAATCACGAACTGCGAAAACATTATTCATGCTCGTAGGCAGAGTCACTTCTATCCTACGCTTTGAGTTTGCTTCTATGTTCGCATCTAATGCGTTGGCACTAATTTCACGAATGACTGCGAGTTGAGTGTTGGAATAATTGTTTCGCAAAAGCGAAGCAACATAACGCATATCCTCTGCATCAATCGTGCAGTTTACTGATTTAAAATCGTGCGATTGCACAATAGTTTTTTTGTTTTTATCAATTATCATTTTTCAATTTAATTTACACTTTTCCGTTTAACAATGACTTAATTATACCACACCTATGTTTGGTTGTCAAGTCTTTTTTTAAATTTTTTTCGCTTGCAGACTTCCATTGCCATCCAAGACATTGCGAAGAGTGCTTGACTGACCCTTGCGAGCAGTAATCTTCTGTGCGTGTTTGAATGAGTTAGGGTCTGTGAATTGTTGCATCACCATCGTTGACTTGTCAAGATAGACATTCATGCCCATGCGAGGAACAGAGTTCGCTTGTTTCTCTGCGTTGGCGATTGATTGGTTGATGCTATCTAAAAATGCTTGTGCCGTGTTCATGTTTATAACAATAGACTACTTTTTCGATTCTGTCAAGCCTTTTTTTTCTAATTCGTCTTCTAACTCATAAACTCCACCTTCGTAGTAGTTTAGGGAGTAGAGGTCTGCGAATTTCTTTGCAAGAGAAAGGAAACTATCCTCTCTTTCGCCTTCGTAGAGGTCTGCATCTTCATACCAAGACTCATAAGCTGAGATCATCAACTCGAAAGTTCCATCGAATCGCAAATCTTTTTCCATCCATTTAGGTACATTTTCTCCACCTTTTTCATAAAGATGAACTTGCCCAACATGATCGGGGTAAAATTTCATGTGCTTCTTGACAGGTGATGCCAAGATAATTCTCTCAAAAATTTTACATAATTGACTATTGGACTCTTTTGTTTTATTAGTCCTTCTAAAAAATGCAGTATGTGCTTCTCCGCTCATTTTACTTAAATAATTTTTGGTTGCAATTAGGGCAGTAGTATGTCGCTCTTTTGCGTAGTCTATGTCTTTTGTATGTAACTCCACAACAAGTCTGCTCGTACTTGTAATGTTTTTCGGGGTTGATTAAATTACTCTTACTGCAAGCCTTTGGAGTTGCTCCAATTTTAGTTGCCCAATCTTTCCATATCTTCCCATGTCCTGTGAATTTATTGTGAGTCCACGCAAGTGCATGAGCAATTTCATGTAATATAGTATCTTCCACTTCGGATTCTTTATTGAGTTCTGCATACCATTTGGATAATGTAATTTTTTCTTCCTTATAATGGCATCTTCCAAGAGTCGCCTTGCAGTCTTCAAATTCAAAATTCCAATTCCATAGGTCATGTTCTTCCATGTGGAGCAAAGCAAGTGTTTGTGCGTCTTTTAATATCATGCCTAAAGTATGGCACAATGCTTAAGGTGTGTCAAGACTTTTTTTTCAGATCGTGCGTAACTTGTTCTCTGTTAGGCAATTCCAAAATAATTTTTTCAAACTTTCTTGAGAGAATTTCCTGTGCGTCTGAAAAGCCTTTGTTGTAACCATTCTGCCATAACTGCATATTTTTTTCTTTGCAGTTAGATTCGGTCTTGCCTCTTTCGTGATATATATGTTCTATTATTTGTTCACTTATTTCGCTCACTACATTTTATAATGTATTATGCGTGAGAATTTTCAAGAAGAATATCACTTTCATCTATCCATTTATTTGAGTATGGACACTTTCTTTCTAACCTCAGAAGTTGAATGTCCCAATGCTTGTGATCCATCATTTCTGTTTGGTATCCTAATGCTTCTTCTGCATTATGTGCTAAATAATAATGATAGTTGTGTCCTACTGAATTTTCGCTTGTATATTCTATTCTGAATTCATATAATCTATTGTTTTCCATCGTCTAATTCGTCTAAAAATTTTTTCATATCTTTTATTTCTATTAACTCTTCTTTTCCTTCTTCAATATCTTTTATTTGTTGTTGCATTTTTTTGGATTGATCTTCTATTTGTTTCGCACTAAATCCATAAAATGTCATCTCCCAAAAAACATGGGCTAATGCTTCTGAGGTTGTGCAGTTTTCTTTTTCTAATTCGCAACCAAGAACTTCTTTCCAAGGTACAAAATCACAAGCAAAATTTTCACCATCGCAATTAAGAGTTATTTTTATGTTGTCAAATATATCTTCTTTGTCTGTGCTTTCCGAAACTTTGACTATAATTTTTTGATTGCTTTCGGTGGGTTTTATTTTACATATTTCTTGGTATGCAGTATAGAACCTATTGTCGTAGTTTCGTATTTCTTGATTTGTATGAGTTTTTTTTAGGTAGTAAGCATATATCTTATTGAATATTATTTTGTATGAGTTGTTCTTAAATAATCTTGATAATAACATATATACTATTACACATCAAAAATCTACAAATTTCTGTCGCTCCAATAAATGTCGTCAAACAAAATTAAATCTATATTTGCTCCGTTATTTTTTTCAAATCCAACAGGAGTTCCTTCGGGAACTGAAATATCATCTTCAGCCCAAAAAAATTCTTCTACTTCACTTGCGTATATTAAATCTTTACTATTCATATATTATATTTCCTTATTTAAATCTTCATTTTCTAATCCCAAGAAGTCAAAAAGCCAATCGCCAAATTCACTAAGATCATATACGATTCTATCTTGATTATTTTGCTTTTCCCAAAATGATACTTGCTTCATTACTAATTTGTGCCTATCATAAATTTCATTTACTTTTGAAAGTGAGGTATCATCTGTTATATAATTAGAAACCATTAAATCTATGGCTTTTAATCTACTAAAAATTATTTGATCTTTGCTAATCATTTAGTTATTCCTGCGAGCAATTTATTTGCAAGCCACTCTCTTGCAGATTCGCTTTTTATATTTAATTGAGAATCTTGTATCTGCTCTAATACTTTAAGTATGTCGAGCTTGAGTTGATGCTTTATTTCTTCCATGCCTTCTATCATATCATAGATTTTCTTATTTGTCAAGAAAAAAATTAAACAGGAGGGATATAATCGTCAAACTCACTTGAATCGGGATCGAAGATCGGGAATAGGTAACTTAGTTGATCTCCGTTTTCGTCTTCTGCAAGTATTGCTTCGTACCTTATGTCTCCACTTGCTTCGTGCCATAAACCTTGAACCATTATGTTATTATTAAATATAGGTTTAAATGTTTCAAACATATGAAACGATACATATTTTTTGCTTCTACTTTCTACATCAGTCATCTAATTCTTTTATGCAAAAAGCTAAAGATTCTGCATCAAATGCTGATTGAGTTTGGCTTCCAAAGAAACTTCTGTTGTCCATAGAATTCCATATTTCGCCCAACATTTTTCTTTTTTCTGTGAAAGTTAAATGCTTATATTGTTGCACGATTGGTTTCCAAAACTGATAAGATAAACGCTTTTTTATTTGCGATTCTTTATAATATAATTCAACTCCATGCTTATCGCAAAAATCTTTAAAGCCATGATATTTGATTGGTTCTATTTTTCCTTTAAGTGGCATTATTTTCAGCTTCCATTTTCATAGTTCCATCATCGTATGGAGGCATTTCTACTCCCTTATTTGATATAGTTCCGTTGGCTACAAGAGACTCAAAAGTGTTCCATACCTTTTCGTATCTAACTTTATTTAGTTCTATAATTCCAATGAGCATATTTAGTATCTCATCTTCTGTTGGAGAAACAGGAGAGTCTCCGATTCTGTACATGAGAGTCTCAAGTTCTTCATTGGAAGTGAATATATCTGTGATCGCTTCTTCGAGTTCAAATCTATCTGTCATACCACAATGATAACATATTTTTTAGGGGTTGTCAAGCTAATTTTAGAAAAACAAAAAAAATTTTAAAATTAAATTATTGCCATTCCGACACTCTCACATACCTATATTTGCTTCGATTCATTCTATAAGCGAAATTTTTTAGTAGAGCTTCTTGCTTTGTGAGTTTCGCTGACCTAACCTTAGCATAACTTGGTCTGAGCGTTGAATCTATTAAGATATATTTTTCTAATGGTTCGTTGTTTATTTGTTGCATTCTTTTTCCTTTTCGTATTCGATTATTTCGTAGTCCATTTCAAAACTGCCTTGAACATAGTTGCTATTATTTGAGTCAATGATTGAATACTTCAAATCTCCTTTGGCTTTTTCTACTGCATCATCGAAAGAATCTGCCTCTACATTTGCCCAAGTATAAACCTGCCAGATGCATGGTACTTGATAAGTCTTCATCTTTTATTGTAAGAAACCTTGCCTTCATCGTTGTGAAGCGTGCTTGGGCAAGTTGTATCGTGAAACCAAATAGATGCTCTGCTTGCAAGTGTGCTACTAAAAGGTACTATAACCCAATACAATAATTCAGAGATTGAATGCCCGAAAACATTATGTATAAACCAATTTTTGTATATTTTATTCATTTATTTATTTCTTTTATTTCTATGTAGACATGACAATCGTCAAGATCTTTTTTTACTTTTAAAATTACTGATTCTGCATTTTTCTTCCATAGTATATCTTTTACTATATTTGAAACATCAAAGTCTTTCATTCCTCCAAAGGTGACTCCCTCTCTAATGTCAAGCAAGTTAAGCATGGGTAATATATTTCGAAAAATCTTCAAGAACTTCCAATCTGCCTCTCGCATCGTCAAGTAAGCATAGTGCTTCTTTTGCGTTTTTATAAAAATCATCCGTAGAGTGATCTCCTATTCCTACCGCTTTTTCTCCGAGTAGGTGAAGGCTTAATTTTGCTTTGTCCATGTCTGCTTGTGCAGAGGTTTTCAACATATTATATAGTAGTTTATTCATTTCCTGTTATTATATACCATATTTGCAAGCAAGTCAAGATAAAAAATACTCCGATTGCTCCAAATAATTCTTTTATTAAATTAATTTTTTCTTTCATTTAATTTATTTGCTTCCACCCTATTTTTTTTCTGCACTCTATATTTGATTGCATCAACTCTTTTTGTCGCCTAAGTTCAGTACTTGCTCCTTGCAGGGTAGTAATAGCTTTATTTTCGGTCATTCTGCCATCAAGCACCATTCCGACACAAATTGTTACCTCTCTTGCGTTGATTCGATAAGGAAAGTTTCTGCAGAGAAACTTATAAAACTTGCCACTTATTTTGCCGTGCTTTAATTTCTTGTGCAAGAATCTTCTGTAATTGCAATTTTTAGTATTATGTAATGTTTTCATTCTTCTTCTGATAAATCGGGGTCTGTCCATGATATAGGGGGGTAATATACATCAGCTATAGGTTTACTATTTAGGGATATTGGCTCTTTTATTTTGTTTATTTGAAGTTTAGTTTCTTCGAAAAATTCTCTATCTGCGTCAACTCTCCACTCTGCATCTTCACCTTCGGGGTAATCAATGTAACACCAATGAGTCACATCGCCTGTTAAAAAGCCTGCGTTGCTACCGAATACATGGTCATTTGAATCGGGATAGTCTTCGTCTCTACCATAGTAAAAGCCTGTCCATACTCCTGTGCCTTCAAAGAAGTAAAGCAATCTCTTTCCCCCTTCGGGGATTTCGTCTGAAATTTTAATCCAATTAATCATTCGCCTTCTCGACACTCCTTATGCCATTTATTTACAATACTATTTGAAAAATCTTCTAATCCTTTTTTTACTACTTCTGGGTCAATTTCAGTTTTTAATTCCTCTTCGGGAAACCATTCATATTCTGTATTAAATAATTCATCTACATTTTGAGGATGAAATCCCATGCTCACCATCAAGCCCTTAAACATATCCGCTAAACCTTCTGCATCTACATCTTCATCAGATTCAACGCTATAAGTTTTATTATAATTAGTAATTAATATTTTCATTTTTTTGTCCCCAAAATCCACAAAGGCAAGGTTTATTATCTTTTTGATTCGCTCCATCTTTGTAGCCTTTGTCGTATGACTCTGTTTTTATTTTTAAAATCATTTTGCTAAATTTTATTTCTGCATCTGCGTAGCCTTTTTTGTAGCTATCATTGTCTGTTATTTCTTTTTCCAATTTATTTGTTCGTAATTTTTTTTAAATTTATCAGAGATATTTCTTGGAGAATCTCCCTTGCCGTTTTCGGAAGAAGGTTTTGGGGTAGGCTTTGGATTGGCTTTTCTTTTTTTTGTCATTATTTATTAGAAATATTTATTGAATTGCGTAAAATTTGAATTGCACAATCTTTTGCTTTTACTTCGCACTCCCACTTAGCGGGTCGCTCGGGGTCAATGGCTATATGGGGTGGGAAATTACCTAATGCGAAATAGTCTGCGTGTGCTCTTGGCTTGTCGGGTCTACCTTCTGACCAATGAAAAATAGGGGCAAGAAAATGGTTGCCCTCAAACTCATTGGTTTCCCCTGCATCTTGATTTACCCATGTGTATGCACAACGCTCTGCTTGGAATGCAGTTCCTATTTTTTCAGAAGGATTGCAAAAATCATGTAGGTTGTCGTAGCACACAGGAAGATTATAGTCGTATTTGTGAAATAAGTATTCGCTAAATTTAATGCAATTATCTACATTCCAAAAGCCTTTGTCTTCATTCTCGATAGTTAGTCGGTTAAAGACACCTTCATCGCAACGCATGAGATTGTTGTAGAATCTATCTGCCATTTCTTTGATACGCATATTATTAATAGAATCGGGATCATTATTTGATTTTATTTCGGGAGGAGTTCCGTTGATATGTATATTCATTGGTGCAGTATGATCTTGAGAAAGACCTATCATGTCCATTATTTGTGATTGAAAATTTAATTCCCTGATGGTCTTGTCTACTGCGTCTTGATTTAGGGAAGCTAGAACATTGAACTGATCGGGATGAATGCTCATTGAAATTCTTAGGGACATTGCGATCAAGCCAATAAATCTTAGCTCGCTTTTTATTGTCGCGTAATTCGGAAGGCACTCGAGATTAAGTTCAAGAGTTGCATCAGTTATAAGAGGAAATAGAGCGGAGCTAAGGCGATAATGAGTAATGCTTCGTACAGAGCAGTGACGCAAAATATACTGAGTAACCCTAATGTTATGCTCGATCCTTTCTGATAGTTGTTTAACTGCTTCATCTCTGTTTTCTTTGTCGCAAAGGTCATTAAACCTTTTTCTTGTCATGGTTTGAAAAGAGTATTTTTTCTTGTCTTTGAGTTTTAGCTCTTCGCTGATACAGGTCAATCCTAATGTTTGCATGGGTCTATTATACTAAATTAAAAAACGTTTGTCAAGCTAATTAATCTTGCCGTGTGCATTTCTCGGAAAACGTCATGAGTCCGCAATAGGCTGCCATAACTGCACTAAAGATAGCTAAACTGCTTGGAATCAAAGATAGTTTGATCGCAACAAATACATTTATTATAGAGCAGATAATCATGCACTTTCCTAATGTATTGCAATCTTTCCATGGTCTCACGTATTATTTTATGATATTATTTATTGTTTTTCAAATAGAAAATACTCAGACAATTAGAGTGTAAACTGCTAGTCAAAGCAATGACTGTGTGAACTGCCTGAGTATTTTAAAATGTAAACACAAACAAAATGACGAGATAAACTATAATTTAATATAATAACGTTTTGAACTTTGAATGTGTTTTAAAAGTGAAAACCCTCAAGGTGAGCCTTTGAAATTTGTTTGAAACAAAATGAGCATTTAAACCTTGAGGGTTTGTATGAATATAAAATTAAGAATTTATAATTTCTTTAAACGCAATAAACAACTCTTTAATAGACTTGCTATATATCCGCATATATTTTATAAATACTGCATCTTCTGCGTCAGAAAAATCTCCACGATATTTCTTGGACAAATCAAAGCCTTCTAATTTAGCTTGTTTTTTAATCCAATTTTTTGCTCCATGATGAAAAAGGTTGCTTCTTGCTACTCCACCTCTCATATGAAATGGAGTCATGCACAATAAGTGCCTTTTTGCGAAACCCCACCCTGCACATTCGCCTGTTGATTCTCTCAAAACAGCATTCGCCAAAATAGATACTTCTCCTTCGCTATCTTGAATTTCTCCTTGAAGACACGCTAAAACTGAATAAATTTGAGTGATGCGAAAATTGGTGCTATTAAAATTGATATCTCCAGCACTTACGCCTAATTTAGTATTTTTTCTTTTGTATCTAGATTCATCTGTCAAGCCAAATACGGATTTAGCATTTTCTGATAACTTAGAGCAAATAAGTTCTATATTTTCTCGTATCCATCTTGAGTTTTCATCATTTTCGTGCATATATTTATATCTGCGAGCAAAATTAAGAATCGTATTCATTTGATCTTTCATTTTCCAACCTTCTTGTCTGACGAGGTCAGGTTCAAATGAATTTTTAGGTTTCATAAGTGAAGTCCTAGGAAAATCCTGAATCAATTTATATATCGCTTGAGGATCATTTTCGTCTGATTTTTCAAGACCAGAATATCTTTGTGCTCTTGGCGTAGATTTTTGAGGAAAAAGATCTAAAGATATACCTTTGTCTTCAAGGCTTTTATATAGAAATTTTAATTCTGCTTCTGTGAATGGTTGAGCAAGAGACTTAATGGTTCTTGGGCTGGCTCCATGTGCCGCTTCTATTATAACTCTGTCTCCTGTATTTAAGTCTTTTGAGAGATTTAATACTGCCATATGGGAGATAGTTTTAGTTGTCTCTCCATCAAAAATTGTCGATTCATTTTTACCGCAATCGACCGCTACGGTTTTATTATATTTTGTTTTCATGTATATGATTAAAATTAAACTTGAAACGGAATGCTCCAAATGAAGCTAAATTATATACTAATAAACCTGATATGTCAAGAAAAAAATTACTTTTTAGAAAAACTGGCGACTCCCTCTTCGATTATTTTGTAAGCCGTTTCTTTTTCGTGCCAATCAAATACTTTTACATCTTTATTATTTAATTCTTTGTAATGCTTAAAAAAGTTTGAAGCGATTTTTAGAAACATTGGGTCTATGCTTTTTAGATTATAATGTCTCCGAACATGAGATGTTGGAACCCCTAATATTTTATAGTCTTTGTCTCCATCGTCTTCCATATCTAAAACTGCAATAACCTTGCACTCAACTAAAGTTCCCCGATCTATTGGGGTGGCGTTGTATATTAAAAAATCAAGAGCATCTCCATCATCTCCTAGGGTGCTTGGAATATAACCATAGCTACACGGATATGACATTGCGGAGGTTAGGCTTCTATCGTATCTAAAAACTTCTAGCTCTGGATCGTATTCGTATTTGGTGCTTTTGCCCCTTGGTATTTCGACTATTGCGTTTACTATTTTTGGGGACTTTTTATTAATCGGAAGATTATATAAGCTCATACTATATGATACACAATTTATGTGATCTTTTTTGTTGTTTGATTCGTTATACTAATCATGCTAAACGATAGTCAATGTTTCAGAATTTGTAAGTTGATGGTGGGTGTAATTTTATCCGCAATCACAGTAGGAATGAACTATATACATTTTTATTTATAATTAAAAAATGGAGCCACCTGTCAGGATCGAACTGACGACATCCTCATTACAAGTGAGGTGCTCTACCATCTGAGCTAAGGTGGCAATTAGGAAAATTCAAACTTAACTATATAACATTGTATTGGTGAATCAGAAAAAATATCTTCAATCATAGCTTTTATTATACCCCAATTACCTCCCGCAAGACCACAAGAGATGCCATAAGGCAAGCCAAGAACAGGTGGAGCGGAACCATCGTATTCATGCTTTGCCACATTCATTTCGTAAAGGTCTTGCTCAACTCTTTTTAGTGCTTGCCAAAACTTTTCATAATGAACTTGTCTTGAGCCATCTCCAATACTTGCTTGGGTGTACATATTATATATATAACCTTTGTCGTTGGGTAAAAATTTAGAGTTTATTTCGGCTTTAGAAAACTTGCCTAGCCAATGAACATACTGACCATCTTTATCGTATTCAGTATTAAAAGCCTTTGTGTCTGCCTCATATGCTTGAGGGTAACGATTCTTTATTTGCTTCGCAATTCCTCCTCCCATAATGTTTCGGGTATTACATGAATGTGCAATGGCATTAATGCCTGTATATTTATCGGGATCGTCTTTGCAATATGGGGGAAAATCTAAAAGATTCCCGTCAATTGTTGTCACTTCGCTCATTAGTTGTCTATAAAAATCTCTTCTTCTTTTTCGAAGGGCGCCACGATTTCTTCTTGATTCCTTATTTGCTTAGGGAACAGCCAGCCTTCTCCGCTATGAATTTCGGCGGTATCTTCGGGCTGCTCAAATTTTAGATTGAGAGTTTCTGCCAAATTCCGAGTTTCCTTGGGGCTTAGTTTAAGTTTTTTTCCGTCAACCCAAATAGCATAAGGCATAGAGCCATTCAAATTGAATGGATGAGGAAGCCTGTTGATCTGAATCTCTTTATATTTCATTGCGAACAAGTCTAGGTCGGGCTCGAAACTCGGTGCGGGAGGTATAAAATCCACTTTGGGAGGAGGCGGAGGGGCTTCAGGTAAGGTAGCTTCTTGAAGCTTGCTTGAGTTGCAGCCAGCTAGTAGAATTATAGATAGTAGTATATTATATTTCATTTAAGTGTTGTTTTACGAATTTTTCTGCCTCAACAAAGGCTTCGGGGTGATACTTTTCGCACCACATTAATACCCAAGCCTTTATGTACACCTGAGAAAGCTCTTCTTGAGATATATCTAGTTCATATTTTTGCATAAGTATATATGGTATCATAAATATTGAGGTTTGTAAAGAATAAAATTCTATTTTTTTTCGGATAAATGTAATTATATGTATATGATTCATCACGTTACAACAAAACAAATAATTTTATTGTTAGGAATCGCTTCTATGTTGGCTATATTTTTCTGAAAATAGTGTAAGTAGTTTCATGCCAAAAGAAGATATGCGCAAAGTCGTGCTCGATTTTTTGTATCGAGAATGTATGTCTAAATCGAAAGATATGTTCGTAATTAGGAGAAAAATGACATGCAAGCTAGAGGCTGGTCTTAAATATGACCATCTGTCTGATTCGGAAAAAAATAAAATTTATAAAAAAATAAATAGCTAAAACTCGCTCAACTGTTTAGATAAAAGATATATGCCTTTCCATCTAGAAATCCAGTTTTCTTCAATTTTATTCTCATCACAGTAAGGATTGAGTCGAAGTATAGCAGAAAGAGTTTCTATTTGTGCTTTTGGAAAATTTCTTGGTTTTATTCCTAGCCTAGTATATTCTTGCCAATTATTCCATTTACCTTGAATATTAAGAGCGGTAAGAAGCTCTGCTTTCGGAGCCAATCCGTATGGAATGGATTCATTAAAGGTAATATTTGAAGTATGTTTAAATGCTAACTGGGGCTCTTGAGTTGGTAAATATTCCAACAATGTTTCGAATCCCTTGCAAAGTACAATTTGATTTGGAAGATCTCCGTCTTTAAGCCTCTTCTGCGGAATGGCAATATAATCTAAGTTTGAGGTGATGTTATTTACTATTTCATTAAATAATTTTTCAGTTAAAAAACTATTAGAATCAAGCGGAAAAGTCCAATCATAATTATTTGCTTTGCCGTATTGTATCGCAAAATTTCTGCAAGAATTGTTATTAACTAAATATAAATTATGTTGAAACAACTGTTGAATTATAAAACCATATCGTTCTTTAATTTGTTTTTCGGAAAGCCTTAAACCTTTATCAGTATCTCTCCAATGTAATTCCTGAAAGTATTCCCATGTCAGTTCTGAACTAATCTTAGGAAGCTGTTTAAAAGCTTCCCTGCAAAACGGAATTTCTGTGTAGTTTGCTTGATATGCTTCTAGTATGTTAATAATTTTTTGTTTTTTATCATCGCAAACAATTCTGTTTAAAATGAAAAGCTTATCTGTGTTATCAAAGTCTGGTTCTTCCTTAAGAGTGAACTCTAGATTTCGCAAGGTTTGCTCTTCTCCATGAAGCCCGCTCAAGTCATTACCGAGCATTCTGGTTATCAAATTTTTTTTTCTTTTTTTAATGATTTCCCAATTTTTTAATTGAAAACGGGCGCGCATTCTATTCTTCTCGCAAAAATTTTTCCATGTGACGCTTCTATATTCAGCTCCCTCTATGTTCATAAGCTCCCTCCCGCTTATCTCTGTTGGTTCTTCAAGGAAGTCTTGAAGTTCAGCTCTTTTTTCGTCGCTCATAAAGTATTTCGATAAATAGTCTATATTATTCAGTTTGCATAAATCTAAAGTTTTTTGGGGTAATGGATTTATCACTGAAACTTCATCAAAAAGAGCATATCTATTTTTGGCAGCGTGACCCAATATTTGAATGTAATAAAAATCTAAACCCCAGCCAATAAGAGAATCGTCGTAGTGTTTCATAAATTTGTTTATAGCAAAGTTAGAAAATAGAGAGGTATTTATCTCCACAAAATTGACATATCTAAAAGACGCACTCTCATCTGTTTGAGTTAAAGCATGAGAAATTTTTCCGAAAGGCTTAAATGTTGGTCCACAAATCCAAGTTGATTGATCTCTTGCGAAATTAAACATTTTATTAATATCTTTATAAGAATCAAAAATTATATCATCGTCTAAAATAAAAAATCTTTCATATTCATTTAACTCTGAATGGAACTCTTTCCATATGAGATTAAAATTCTGAAACTTAGAACCCTTGGACTTTTTTATGAATTGAGTATACTGCTTGTAGTGATTGTATTTGTTTTCATCGTCACCATAATAGGTTGCCCAGATATCATAATTTTGATCTGACCCAATCCAGTTTGGCAGTTGGGCGGCATCTCCAATTGAGCTGAAAATTAAATTTTCTTTCACGAAAGCTCGCCCCAGTCTAGGTTTTTGTTTGATATCATTAATGAAATGTCATTAGTTTCTTGGAATTGATTTTTAATTTTTCTGGTAAGCTCTCTGTTTATAATCCGTGAACCATGAAGTTTGAAATAGTCCTCAAAATCAATGCCCAATGCTTTCGCTTTCTTTTTGTGAAATCCCAGAGCTGCGCTAAAATTTTCAAAATCTTTTTTAGAATTAATTGGTGGGACTGCAATTAATTTTGAATTTGAGTTTCTAGACTCGTCGTCATGTTGTATAATTGATTCGTCTTTTATATCGGGTGCGATTTCCAATATATTATCAAAATAATGCGTAAATCTGTAATAAAAATCTGAATCTTCGTGCCCCCAACCCTTCATTCGTTCATCAAATCCACCGATTTCTAGGAAATCTTTTTTTTCAAAAGCCATTCTTCCTCCTTTTCCTCCTTCTGCCTTTGGTCTAGATATTTTGTGTGAGTCGGGCTCTTGGTTAAAAAAAAGTAAATTTCGCTGAACGTAGCGCTTGGTTAAAAAATGATCCGCATCTAGTAGGCAGACAATATCCGCATCTGCATGCTTGCTTGTTATGTTTTTGGTATGAGCCTGTGAAAATTCTTGTGGGGTAGATGTGTGCAAATACTTAAGCGTCCCTTTTTGAATGTGGTTGGATAAATTCTCTTGCACCCACTCATGCATTCCATCTTGAGAATTATAATTTAACAAAACGAATTTTGAATTACGATCTACGCTTAATGCGGTTTCTATATTTTGCATATAAGTTTGACTCAAATGGTTGAGTCTGCCCATACAACTAGTACCAAAAGATATTGAGTTATAAGCCATTATGTGCCTTAAACGATATGGATGTATACTTTTGTATCATATATCTCCGTTGAGAAGTAGATAAGTTAAGTATGCGACAATTTTACATTTTAAGTCAAAATCAACTTCAGACTTTGACTCTTCAAATATTAAATGCATATTTTCTTTTATAAACCAATGCATATTGCTATTTTCGCTCAATTGCATTTCGCCTGCAATCATGTTTGAAACTGCCTGCCACACATTTCTTTTGATAAACCAACCTTGATTTAATCTGGACTCTTGGACAAAATGAAATACTTCAGAGTTTGGGGTGTACATTGAGAAATAATTTTTTCTGATTTTTTTAGCAAGATCATCTTCTTCACCGCTCAATAAGCTGTCAGTTCCGCCTTTCCGCCCCAAGGATTTGTTGAAACCCCCAGCTTTTCGAGCATATTCTGTTCTGAAGCATATGTTTGTGCCAACCAACCATATTGGAAATTCACATTCATTTAAAAATAAATCTTTTTCAGAAAAATCACACATGGAAAGATTGTGGAGCTGTTCATTACTGAGCCAACTAGGGCGATCTAATTCTCCCCAGTCTGGTGTAACTTTTCCTCCTACAACCCCAATATCGGGAGAGACAAATTTAGAAACCATGTTTGTTACAGAATTGGGTTGCAGTATTGCATCGTCATCTATAAAGTAGATTAAGTCTGTGCTGCACAAATTCAAACACTCGTTTCGAGCTCCAGAAAGACCATTGGTGGTTTTGTGATAGTATTCTGCTCCAGACCTAGTATTAATCGACTGATTTTCAGCAATATTAGCTTCCCAAAAATTTTTGTTATAATTTGCTACTAATTGTTTTATTGCACAATTATTCAGTAATTTCTTAGGAGTATTATCTACTATTAGAATCTTATATTCATAATCTCCTAATTGATTCGTGCAAGAAATAAAAGCCTTCTCCAGTAGTTCATAATTATTGTAAGTGCAAATACAAACTGTGATTGATGGATTTTTTCTCCAATATTCAAACCTCCAAGAATTAAATAATTCTTGAATCTTTGTTTCTTTTTTTTCATAAAAATTTTCAGAATTTATTAAGCGATCTTTTTGGGGTTTTAGATGTAAGTCTATAATTGGCTTCAGTTTATAGTTGAGCCTGCACCAATCACTAACAAGACTTGAACAGCAGTACATAGCAAAAGTATTAACTGGGGAAGATATATTGTTTTTATGCATCCAATCAAATTCAGGGTTTTGTTGAATAACTCTTTCAAAGTTGGGTTTTTCAGAAAAAACTAAAGAATTAGAATGTGACTGCTTGGAGGGATCAATTTTGAGCAACGGAGCATTGTCAAGTGTTAATTCAATTAGTTTGGTTGCCCCCATGTAACTTACAACATAAGCCTCAAGCCCTTTCCAATTATTTTTTCCAAGATGCATGAATTCAATTGATTCTTGCAAGTCTGGATTTTCAAGCAAAAATTGAACAACATCGCTTAAAACCACATCCTCTTCAAGAATTAATGCGAAATCAAGTTTTTGCTCTATAACTTGCTGCCACGCGAAAAAATGGCTTAGGTAACAACCTGAAGCGCCTGGATTTTCGGAAAAATAAAGCTTGTTTGTTATCCCTACGGGATTTAAATTTAAGCCAAAGTCTTTTAATGGTGATAAACTTTTTCTAGTATCTATAGCATCAATACGTTCTAATTCTAAGCCGTCGGGAAGAAGGGAAAAAACGTTCTGAGCTTTTATCCATGGCTCAGGATTATCCTTTAAATTTATAAAAAATATTTTAAAATTCATTGACTATCAATTACACGAATTATGATAGGCGATTGCTTGCTTTTGTCTAATTCTTTGATATATTCTGGCCAAAAAAAATAAAATGCATCGTTGTCTCCGTTGGCCAAGGCAGACTTTAATTCTTCCGCATAGATCTTAAGCCAATCTCTTTGATCTTCACGAAAAAAAGTATCAGAAACTTGAGGGCTGGGCTTATGTGCACAGCCGTTTACAAAAAACAGAAGCAATAAAAGTGTTCGCACACATAATGTTACACTTTGTTTTATTCATCAAAAGTATATTCGTCCATATCTTTTTTTATGGCTTCATATATCTTATATAATAAATCTTTTTGTGTGTTATATTGTTCGTAAGCATAACACCAGCTTTTTTGATTATGATCTTCTTCTTTCGGGTACTCTATTTCTCTGTCGAAGTCTCTAAGAATGCGTAGGGAACTAGAGTACCCCGATTGCATTCCGCTATTATATTCGTCGTGCGCCACTATTTTTTAAATTTATTGTCTATCCACACTTTGTAGGTATAGAGGGCCATCAACATGAATGTTAGAAGTAGTCCGTCTGCCCATGATAGATCCCATAATTCTTTTAATTCACTCATTTATTAGTTCTTTTTTTATAAATTCAATTTGTCTTTCTACATCCTTGATTTCTGAAAGTATTCTTTTTTTATTTTTCTTTCTTGGTTTATTTACTGCAAATAAAAGCTCCAAAGAAAGCTCAAGGATTTCTTCGGAGCATTTTAGAAAAAGATCTCTCTGATAATCAGAGAGACTCATCTGGGTTTTTGGATAAATCTATTCCTTTGCACTCGCAGTAGGCAACTGAGTATCCGATTTTATAATTAAATCTTTCCATGAAAAACATTAACCCTAGGATAATGTATGGCTCCATCTTCATATAACCGAAGTTATAGAAGAGGAGAAACCCTACAATTAGCCACGGGCAAAACTTGTTAGCGGCATAATTAACTATTGTTAGATTCACGATGCCCTAGTGAGCGAAACAATTCTGTCGTGCCTAAAAGACCTGACTTCATTTCGCGCGAAACAAAATGCTTTAAATCCAATATTGTTTCTAACTTCACCCTTGTTTCCGAAAGATTCAGATAGATCTGGTCTTCCGATTTCATATGTCTTGACTTCGCTGTCGGCGTTCTTGTATACGATAAAATATCTTTGATTTTCGTTTTTCATATTTTTACTTTTTGATTTTCTTGTAATATTAAACATGAGACTATTATACTATATATAGTCTTTAATGTCAAGCATTAATTTCCAGTACTACCAAATCCTCCTTCGCCTCTATCAGAGGACTCAAGATCATCTACCTCTTCGATTTCAACCCAAGGAAGCTTTACTATTACTAATTGAGCTATTCTGTCTCCAGTGTGATAGCACGGCGCCCCAAGATGGGGAATGCTCATCCTAATTTTAATTTCTCCTCTATAGCCCGAATCAATAACTCCTACAGAGTTCTTGAGGAAGTGATCTGTCTTAGATATACTAGAGCGAGGAAACAGCAATCCCACATATCCTTCGGGGACTTGCATTGCGAGTCCCGTTCCGTACTCCCAATAACCCGATTCTTTTTTTAATGAAATTGCAGTCAAGTCCATTCCCGCGTCACCTTTTTTTGTGTAGCTAGGGAGCTTTGCTGTCGAAAAAATTTTTTTGAATTTGAGTTTTATTTGATTCTTACTTCTTTCCATGATACTAATTTTTGGTTAACTAAATCTCTTATGTGTCTTTGCTTACTGCTTAATTGAGCGTTGCCACTTTTAACTTCTATAAATGTAATCTCATCATCACCAAAAGAAACGTAATCTATGGGCTTACCCATGAAGCAACAATTTTCTGGATCAAAATCAAACTGATCTAAGAATGGAGCAAGAGTCTCTGCGATATGACCTAATCTAACTTCACCGCTTTTCTTTTGTGATAAAACTTTTTTACGTTGTTCGGTTTCTTGTTTTAATTTTTCTTCGGTATCAGATAGTTGTTGCTCAAGCTGCTTGGAATGCAATCGCTCGTCTTCAAGAAATTCTCTGCTAATTTTTGCATGATTTTCTGAATCGGCTTTGTTCGTGCGCTCTTCTTCGACTGCAAGTTCCAGCCTCCAAGTTTTTTCTTTAAGCTTTCTGACTTCAGAAGCTTCTTTATTCTTTAAGTCTTTTATATAAAATAAAAGAATAATAATGCCAATGAATAAGACTCCTTCTAACATATAGTGATGATAATTTAAATTAAACATTCTTCAACATCAATCGCTGCTTTTTTTAGCAAGTCTATTCCATTAGAATTTTTGTACAACTCTGCGTATATTACTCTTTTGATTCCAGCTTGTATAATTAGTTTCGCGCACTCCAAGCAGGGTGACGCAGTTGTGTATAGCGTTGCCAGGTCGCTAGACTGGGTTGACTTGGCGAGTTTGGTTATAGCATTACTCTCTGCGTGAAGAACTTCTGGCTTGGTTACCTTATGGGTAAAACAAAGCTTTGGGTCTTGATGCTCGCATTGATTATCGAAGCCTCTTGGTGTGCCATTATATCCATCAGATATAATCATTTCATCTTTTACAATCAAGCATCCTACTTTTTTTCTTTTAGCCTTGGAGAGTTGCGCCCACTCAAGGGCCATTTTTAAGTATGTCTTGTCTAGAGAGTGTGGGTCAGGCATTCTTTTTCCAGAGCTGAAAAGATTTTAGCTTTTTTAAGTCTTGAACGTTAACTTGAGAAGTTTCTTCTTTTTTTTCAGCCCTTTTGTATATCCTGTACTTTGCGAGCTTTGCGAGGCTAACGAATGGAAGATCATACCTAATTTTATTAGCTGCTCCAAGCCAAGAAACTAATTCTTTTCTGTTGACTATGATAAAATCGTCAAACCTCTCGAAGGCTATAAAATGTGCGTCACCGTGAATCCATCCAGATCCCCCTTTTGCATTCTTGAATTCAATCCAAAGCCAATCGTCATTTTTCTTTTTATTTTTGACTTTTTTAACATCGAATCTAAGCATTAAGGGTTTACCCTCTTTGCCTTTACCCTTTAAAATGTGAGATACATTCCTAAACTTTCTTCTCGGGGCTTTTTCTGGAGAATATCCCTTTGATTTCGCAATCTCTTCGAAAGGAGAGAGATTTTTCTGTCGCGTTGAGTCTAACACTATCTTATCCTTGATGGACTATCTGTGTGGACAACCTCAACTTTTCTTTGGTCTGGGTCTTTCCACTTCTTTAGAACTTTTACTAATTGCTCAGCTCTTTTTTGTGCTTCTTCTTCGGTGCTGTAATTTTCTTCTTCGATTCTTCGCTTGTTTCTTGTTACTACATAAACGCTTTTTTTATTTTTCATTAAGATATTGATTTAATTAATTGTTTTCCGTTGTTTGTGATTTTTCTTTCTCCGTCGATTTGCATAAAATTTCTTCTAAGAAGATACACTTCATGATCTCTCCTGAGAGCAGTAGGGCTCAATCCAGTTACTGCAGAAAGAGTTTGTAGCTTGCAGCTTCCTCTCTTTGATAGTATTTCTAGAATTTGCCTTTCCGTACATGTTATTCCAAATGGTAAAATTCCAAGTAGATCTGTCAACTGCAAGTAGTCTTTTTCTTCAAAAGTGTTCTGATTTTCTGACTCACAGTAAAGAATTATTTCTTTCGAGCGCATGACTGCATTCCTCGCATTTCCTCTGACTGTAGTAGAAAGCATTTCTATAGACTCATCTGAAAAATTAATTCCTTCGCAGTTAAGCTTAATAATATCTCCAAGATTATCTTTCGAGTAAGGCTCAAAATCTACAGTGGTAAGCCTATCCTTAAGTGGAGGGAAAAGCTTATCGCTCTCAGTTGTTGCAAAAATGAATGTTTGTTTCGTGAAATCAAATGTAAACGTCTGATCCTCAAATACGAATTCTTTTGAGTTGGTCTTCTCTGTATTAAAAATAGTCAGGAAAGCCATTGTTAGGTCTTTTGGTAGGGCATGAGCCTCATCAAAAAGAATAGTTATCTCGTTATTCATAATAATCGGAATAAAAATTTGTTCAAAGAATTGCCTATTGTTTTTGATTGTTGAACAGTTGAGTTCAAGGAAGGGTCTCTTGCTTCCGTCTGAATTATGAAGATGCTTTGCAAACTCTTTAGCAAAAAGAGTCTTGCCTAAGCCTTTGGCTCCAACGAGATTGAGGAATGGGCATACGCTCGTAGCTTTATATGCTTTTATATAGAAGTTAAGCTTCTTCTTTACGTTGCCTTGGCCTATAAGGTGTTCGAAATAATTATTCATTGTCAAATGATGTGATTGCGTATTCAATTTTATCCTCTACAGACTGTAACTCGCTAAAATCCTGGGAGGCGCTTTTGTTTTGCAGGTAGTTTGCATAAAGTCTGCCTTTTACCCATTCTTCGCTAACTGGAACTTGCGTCGATTCTTCGCAAGCAAGCTCGAGAATTTCTTCTAACGAAAGGCTTACAAGAGTCATACCGCCTTTTTTGGAAGAGTTTCTTGTCTTCCGCGGAGTACCATCTTTGTTTAAGGATATTTTTTTCATGCAAGTATTATCGCATTTTAAGGGCGATATGTCAAGCATAAATTACTTTAATTTCTTTGCGAGATTTTTAATTTGCTCTTCTAACTGAGAAATTTGCTCTGATTGGGTCTCTACTAAATCTTTTAGGTCAGTTACCTCATTTATATACAGTAACATATCTTCGTCTGGAGAGAATACTATATCGTATTCTTCGTCATCTTCGTCTTCGAGCTCTTCTTCGTCTGTCATAATTGTTTATAATATTTTTTTAAAAGATCAAAGCCTTGATCTATTTTTGTTTGTCTTCTTATTCTTTTAGCTTTTGATTTAAATGGAAGCATGTCTTTTCTAGATTGAAAAGCATACCGAATTTTAACAAGAATATTATTCCATTCTTCCTTTGAAAGTTCGTTTGGTTTGTTGCCTAAATCTAATTGCCTTTTTTGAATAATCCGCTCCACAGAATCGGAGATTTGTATATGTAGCGGCAAGTCTTGATGGGTTTTCTTTTGTTTAAAAACATTTGAAATTTTCTTGAATAAATTCATTTGTATCTTTTAATTCCCCACCAGCACCTTCTCAGCAGGCTTTTTAGTTTTATTGCTTTATACCACTCGCCAGCCATGCAAAGTTTTTTTATTTTTTTCTCTGTGTCTTTGAATTTTTTCGATACTTTTTTTCTAACAGACCAAGAAAGCTTCCAAGGCTCGCTCCTATTTTTTCTCGAGTTGTTGGGTATGTATATCATATCCAAAATTTTTTTATAAGATCAATAGATAAACCCTCTCGAAGCTCCCAAAACTGACAGCAGAAATTTCTTTTACTTGTCCAATCCATAACGTTCTGTATCATATACACTTGAGAACCAAAGTTAGGCGGAGAAAAATCAAAGAAAAGACACTCTAGCTCCAATCTTTTTTTGCTTATTAGCCTAGCCGAAAAATTATTTTCAAGTCTTTTTGCCACAAAAACTAGGGCTTGGTAAAATTCATATGGATGCCCAGAGGTTTTGGAGAATGGAATTTCTTCGAGGTCTGCTCCGTTATCAGAAACTCCACACATAAGCATTTTGCTTACAAAATTATCGTGAAAAAACTCAAGCTTCTCGTAGAAATCAAGATTTGCTTCGTCTAAGTAGATACTCGTGTTTTTTAATATCACTAGAGATTTCTCGCTGTTTTTGCTTTAGCTTTCTTATTTTGCTGAGTATGATTTTTCTTTGTCTTGACATAAAAAATAAAGTCTTAAAAATGAGGTGTTGAACCTTAATTAAATAAGATGACCTTTTGAATTTTTAAAACTTTTAAAGTGGTGGAGGTGGCGGGACTTGAACCCGCGTCCTCTGCTCTTCAACAGAATCACCTCTACAAGCTTATCCGATTTTTTTTAGAGTTATGATATCGGCATCCAACTCCTTGTTTCAATTATTTGCAGTTTGTGGAACAAATAAACTTTTATCTGTTTTGCAGATTGATGACCCCTCGTTCAATTTATCTGCGTCAATCGAGGAGAGGTTGCAGCTTTAGGCTGCAAGGGCGAGACCCTCTGGGGAGAAGGTCTCTATAGAATTAATGTTTTTAGCATTTATTCTGCTTGTGCCTTTTAGCGAAGCCTGGCACCTCTTCGGCTTGCAGTGATCTAATCCAAACAAAGTCGAATCCGAAACACCCCCATAAATTTTAAAGAACTATTTAATGATACAATCAGAACAACTCTTCGGGAACTTCTTCCGTGTTGTTGTCTGTAGCAGTTTCTTGAATTGCTTCGTCAACTGCCTTGGTAACATTTTGTGTCTGCTCTCTGTCTTCGGAGCGGTAGACTACGTAGTCAGGAGCCTTTTCGTTCTTTTCTCTACCCTTGTTTGTGAAAACAACGACCTTTACCGTTTCGGTAACTCCAGGCATTGTCTCGACTTTGATACTTCCAGAAAGATACTTTTGATTCTTTCCGCTGCGAACCCAAAGAGCTCCTAGCTCTCGGTTGCGCCACTCTGATTGCTTTTCTTGTGTTTGATTTTCACTCATAATTAATTTGATTGTTGATATATTTCTGAAAGTTCTTGGAGAAAAAGAATTTTAGCTCCTTGACTTAATTTATTGTATTGTTTTTTTGCGCGAGAGTAAACTCGCTTTTGTGTTGATTCCGAACTATTCGGATCGTAGTTTAAAATTTTTCTTATTTGCTTTGCTTTCTTTTGATTCATACCGATGATTATATAATATATTTGATAATATGTCAAGTCTTTTTTTGATTTATCCTGAAAAACATGATTTACTCCAATCAAAGCATCCAAAATATATTTTTTGAAACTTATTACCTGATGTATAACCTTTAGTTACTGGATACGAATTTTCTGTATCTAGATGAATTTTAAAAACCTGTTCTTGCCCTCTAGGAAAATGTTGAGATAAGGATTTCAAAAATTGTGACTCACAATATTTTTTAGATTCATTTAGGTCCAAGTTGCTTCTATTAATTCTTGGAAATATCGAGCAATGGGCTATATTTTTTCTGAAAGACAGCTCTATTCCTTCATTATGATTTGGCATATTAAGCCTTAATGATTTGTTCAAGATGTTTATAAGGAATTTATTGTATATATAATAATATCTTTTTGAATATAAATTGTTATTAAGTTGGTGAATTACTGTTGAGGAGTAATTTTTGTCTCCAAAATAAAAAGACTTTGTGATTTCTTCTGTGTTTAAGTTATACTTTATGCCGAAATTGAGTCCTAGAATTGAATTTTTATTTGGTTTGGGCTTGGATGAGAGTAATTCTGATACATGTCCATATAGTTTTCCGTCGCAAAACCATTTAAAGAAATCAGAATCTAATATTCTTTTTTGGCTATATATTTTGTAGTAAAGTTTTACTGCGGTAATTGAGTCATTAAAGTCAAAAGCATAACCGTCTAGAGTTTTAAAACTAGATTTTAATGAACTTGAAAAATCTGTAAATTTTAGTAGATTTTCATCCTTTGCAGATATGTATCTTTTAAGATTCATTTTTTATGTTTTCGAATGAAGGAACAACTTTGCTGAATTTATTTTTAGTTTTATTGTATAGCTTTAACCAGCCAAAAGATCTTCCTAGTAGGGGAAGAAATAAACAATTCTTTGATTCTATGCCATTATCTAGAGACAAGCTTGCAATGATGCATCCTATGTTCATGGGTACAGGCATGGACTCCTCTAATAAAACTGAAAATTTCATATGGTCTCCGAATAGATGTTTAAATTTACATTTTAAATGTAAAACTCTAGGGTCTTCTCCTTTTATTGATGGGTGTCCGAATCCTGGAATTTTCTTTCCATTATTTTCTGAAAGTAATTCGTTAATATCTTTTGTGTGATTATTAGATATAAACTCTGCAATCTGTCTTATGGGTAAATGCTCATCAGTTATGCAATTTAATCCTGACGCAATTGCGTTTGGTAGATCTGCTCCACAATTGGCGGCAAGAGCCACAACCGCTGAACTTGGGGGTTCGTTATCTATTGGGAATTCAATAAAAACAGAAGATAGCTCACTAAATAGTTCGAGTTGGTCATTGGATGGTATACTATCCCCTGTTAAATAATTTACAATTTCATTGAATATCATCTGCTTTTGCCTCAAATCTAAGGTATTTTATATCAGCATCCTTACTAAGCTGTTTTGCGATTTTTTGAGCGTTACATAGTGACGCTTTGTTCTCGCATTTGATCTCAAATATAAACTTCTTGATGCCCATTTTATAAAGTTGCCTGCCTAGCTCGAGCCTTAGTTCTGAGCCAATACCTTGGTTTCTAAAATCTGGGTGGCATATTGTCATCAGCCCGATGGCACAAGCCTCTTTGAAGTCATAGAATCGGTTTAACTTAGTCGAACAAAATGTGACTCCTAGCAAATCATCGTTCTCGAATATACCAATCGCAGGATCTCCGTCAGAAATGATCGGGAATATTTCTGTTGCGAAAATAGCCTCTGCGTTTTTTTCTGTTGGTAAAAGTTCGGACAAGAAGAATTGATCTTTATTTTTTAGACTTATAAGAATTAAGTCATTGATTTTTTCTTCATCATCGAAAGTTAGGCTTCTTGTGTTTCTGTTCATACTTGATGATATAAAACTTCTTTAAATATGTCAAGATTATTTCTGTGATCTCCTCCTGCATAGGAGATTGAGCTTTGAAGGTCTTGTTTTATTTCGCATAGCTTTTGTTCGTACGTCATTCCATTCGAGCATACATTGGTTAGCTTGCCTTCTATATTATTATTATGACCTTTATTTTCTGCGCTTGCAGAGCCAAAATAGGCTTTATGAGGAATACCATTAATTGTACTATTGACCGCAGGGCTATCCGTACACGAAGCAAATATACCTCCAGCCATGCTCATAGTTGCTCCTGCAACCAATGATTTTGCAATATCTCCGTTGCACTTTATTCCTCCATCTGCTATAATCGGTATTTTATCGCTAAGCTCTTCTTCAAAACCACCGAGGTATACATTTGAGCAAGACTTGGCGCAACTGAACATAGGCATGGTGAACCCAGTTTTATCTTTTGTTGTGCATGGAGAGCCTTGCCCTATTCCAACTTTAACTATGTTTGCGCCCCAGCTAGCCAAATCTTTGACTGCTGTGGGTGTGGCTACATTTCCTGCGATAATTTTTGTATTGGGTAAAAATTTCTTTACTGCATCAATCATAATTTTCATTCTGTCGCAATGGCCGTGAGCAATATCAATTGTAATGTAATCAACTCTTTGACCTGACTTTGAAATAGCGACTAAATCTTTTTTATCACGCATTTGAACTCCTGCGCTGACTGATACTAAATCCCAGTTTTCTTTGTTCATTTCTTCAACAACTTCTTTTAATGATTGATTGAATCTATGCATGATGTAAAAGTAATTGTTTTCGCTCATCCATTTTGCTAGGCGCATGTCGATGACGGATTTCATGTTCGCAGGAATAATCGGTAGGTTAAATTTCTTGCCGCAAAGTTCTACGTCGGTGACACAGTCAGACCTGCTATAGCATTCTGTATAATTAGGTATTAAGCAAATATCTTGGTATCTTAATGCTTTATCTGCCATAGAAATCATCCTCTTCTTTATCCCTTTTCCACCAAAAATAAATTCCTATTCCTCCGAAAACAAGAAAGTCTCCAGGGAAGAATTCAAAATAACTTGTTGTTGCTATAATTTCTATCATCTAAATTCTTTTCTTAATAGTCTCCATCTGTCTGAGTCTATTGGTTTATTGCCTTCGTCAATTGCATATAGCATTTCTACTATTTCTTCAACGCTGTTGTAAATATATTTATGTGGAAACATGCCTAGCATCCATAGAGGAGTCTTTGCCTTGCCACCTTCCATGCTAACAAACACGGGTTTTTTTTCTCTTACCGCAGTTACAATTTCTTCTGCGCTTCCCCAGCTTGCAACATCAGGTACAAGATGAGCAATTATAAAGTCGCTACGATCTACAAGATTTAAGTCATAAGCTCGAACCATTTTCATTCGCTCGGATACTCTGTCATACTGCTTAGTTTTCATCCATGTTTCCATTTCTTGTCTAGAAGCTTCGTCTTCTTCAACATCCTTCATGAAGGGTTTTTTGTAGGGATCAAAGCAGGTGATGCTAAGTGGCTTGAGTTTTTGAGTAACTTCATCCCTCCAATCTCTGCCGCTTACATATTGCATATGACCAACCAAATAGCATTTGGTTTTGTACAATAAATTTTCTCCTTCTATTTTTACCATGCCACTATTATAGCAGCATTTAATCAAGGAGTCAAGACAATTTTTTCTTTAATTCTTCGACCTCTTCAGATAGGTCTTTTATTGCCTCGATTAAAACAGGAACTAATTTTGCATAATCTACTGTTTTATATTTTTCTGTATTTTCACAAAACTCTCCAACACATGGGACTTTTTCGCTTACAACTTCGGGTATAACTTGTTCAACTTCTTGAGCTATAACCCCGATATCCTTTGTTCCTTTGCGGGAAGTGGCATTCCAATCAAACTCTACTCCACGAAGTTTTTTGACTTTTTCTAGGCCGCTTTTTATTTGTCCTATATTGTCTTTAAATTTTTCGTCAGATACTGTTGTCGAGAAGGCCACAACATCTCCCTCTACATGAAAATCTCCGTCTTCTTCAAGCTTAGATATAAGGTTTCCTCCTAGATAGGTTTCTGCTTTTTTAGAGAAGATTCCGTGAATTATAAAATAGCTCTGATCGTTTTGTCCAATAGCGTAAACACCTGTTGATGGATCTGTTCCTCCTCTTAGGTCTCTATTTACAGAAAATTCAGTGCCTGTTAAGGTTAAATGGTTGCCATTGCTATAAGTAGTGTTTGTGTCGGTGTTGATTACCGTTTCTGTTGCGGTTCCTATTGCTGTAACGTGACCATAAGTATCAAGAGTTATGTCTTGAATGTAGGTTCTACCGCTGTTATTTGACGAACCTTGTGATGAAGTGTCTTGGTGGTTTATTGTTATCGTCTCTGCAGAGGATTGATTTAAATTTAAAGTTCCTCCTCCTGTTAAAGCGTTGCCTGCTGTAATTGTAATTGCAGCATTCGAAGCAACCACTGTTTCTGATGCGGTTCCTATTGATGTAACGTGACCATAACCATCAAGGCTTATGTCTTGAATGTAGGTTCTACCGCTGTTATTTGACGAACCTTGTGATGAAGTGTCTTGGTGGTTTATTGTTATCGTCTCTGCAGAGGATTGATTTAAATTTAAAGTTCCTCCTCCTGTTAAAGCGTTGCCTGCTGTAATTGTAATTGCAGCATTCGAAGCAACCACTGTTTCTGATGCGGTTCCTATTGATGTAACGTGACCATAACCATCAAGGCTTATGTCTTGAATGTAAGTTCTGCCGCTATTATTCGACGAGCCTTGCGATGACGTATCTTGGTGATTTATGGTGATCGTTTCAGCAGAGGATTGATTTAAATTTAAAGTTCCTCCACCTGTGAGGGCTCCTCCTGCTGTAATTGTAATTGCGGAATTTTTGATGTCACTCGTCATCGCAACCGTGCCGCTTTGATTTGGCAAGGTATATGCGCGATCTGCAGTTAATGTTCCTGCTTTTAAAGTTCCTTCATGATCGTCTGTGGCGCTACCTTCGAATACTACTCCGTTTGAGGTACTAACTGTTTCTACATTATTTGTGGTTGTCTTTCCTGTAACCACAAGATCGCCAGGAATTTCGACTGTGCCATTTTCTTTGATTCGCATATTCACAGTGGTTCCTGTGCCAAGGCGTATATCTCCAATCATGTTCCAGATACTAAATTCTTTATTAGTTGAGCTGCCAAATCCAACATAACCTCTTTGTGCATCGTTTTGATCTCTATAGTCAATAAATCCATTTTGAGAATTTACATCCCCACCATCTGTGTCCTTAAGGACTAATACTGGTCCCGAGCTTTCAATTGTTGCTTTTCCAACAACGTGAAGTGCTGATTCTGGGGTTGCGGTACCAATACCTACATTGCCGTTATTAAGGATTGTCATTTTACCAACACCGCCGATTCCAAAAGCCAAATTATTTCCAGTGCTAGAGCTTATTCCAAAATCATTCGCGCCTAAACCGTTAACCGCATAAGCTCCTCCTCCAATATATCCTTTTGATTGCGACTCTCCGATATCTCCAAACCAAAGACCTTTACTTCCTCCATCGTCGTCTACCTCAACAGTTGCTTGTATTTCAATTTTGCCGTTCGCGCAAACACAAAGTTTTGCATTAGAGCTCTCAAGCAATGTCGTGCCATAAACATGAAGTTTTTGTGATGGAGTCGTAGTACCAATGCCGACACTGCTCCCGTGGAATGTCATGTATTGAGCAAATGAACTTTTGTTTTGCCCTATATGTAAATAATCACCCTCCGACTGAAACCTCCAAGGTTCTCTTCCGCCACTCACGGGAGTGCCGCCCATGTATAGATTTACATCTGTAGCAGTAGATGATAACTCTAATGTACCTGCAGGAGTTGTAGTACCAATACCTACATTGCCGTCAGATTTGATAAAAAAATCGGGGACGTTGTTTTGACCTGTGTAGTCGGCATAAAAACTCAAACCTTGTCCGGCAGGCCAAGAGGAACTTGGATTGGCATATAATATTCTTCCAATTGCGTCTCTTGTTGTGTTTGAGAAATCTATGTATGCGTTTTCACTATCAGCGGAAACTATGGAAACATGGTGAGATGGGGAATTTTCGGATTTACCTAAATACACACCAGCAGCGGGTGCGATATTCGGTACGGAATCTCCTGCAAAATAACCATCACCAGCAACATGCAACTGATGATCAGGAGTCGTAGTACCAATACCTACATTGCCGTTGTCCGTGATGCGTAACTTTTCCTCAGCAGTACTTGTGCCTTGGGTTCGAAAGCTTATAAATGGATTTGTACCCCCTGCAGTGGAATCTGCTACAAAGATAAGACTACCCATTCCAGTATCTGCATGTAATAGTGAGGATAGATTTGTATTAGTGTCTGTGAGTTTTATAATCGGTGTAGTGCTCTTGATGTGTAATACCTCCTCTGGACTCGTAGTACCAATACCTACATTGCCGCTGCTTTCAACGCAAAGTGCAGCGTAATTGTAAGGGCGACTAGCTTCATTGGTGGTAGAAGCAGCATAATTTTTTGTTAAAATTCTGAATGCATCATTCTCATCATTACCGCGAATACCAAATATCATTTGGCCATTCGGATCAGTTTCAATAATAGTGCCAAATTTAGAAGTATTTGTTGCAGGAAGTAAATCGCCAATAACTCCTGCAGTTGCTTCTGTAAAGCTGCGTATATCTAGGTCGGCAAGTTTTGCACGAGTTGCTTTTACGGTTCCGCTAATATCCAGCTTCTCTGAAGGGCTCGTAGTACCAATACCTACATTGCCTGAGCTATCGATACGCATTCTTTCGGTAGCTGAAGTTGAAAAGTGCAAGTGATCATCACTGTTGTCATAATCAATTCTGCCTTGGCCATCTGAATCGGTATCACCAAAAAATATCGCGCTTCTAGAGTCATTTTTTGAAACTATAGAAACGAATGCATTTGAGCTTGAATCTTCGACACTCAGAAGTCTGGCAGGGCTCGGGGTACCAATACCTACATTGCCGTTGGAGTCGATTGTAAATCTATTGTTTACATTATTAGTTTTAAAACTTAATGAATCATCCACATGGCTATAGATTATCCTACCTGCCGCTGCATTGTCTTGGTCACCAAAATTTACCGCACTCATGCCAAGAGAGTCAGATGCAGTCAATCTTAGTTGTGTATTTGTGCCTCCATTTACATCCAAGTCAACGAACGGATTCGTAGTACCAATGCCTACATTGCCACCATCTTCAATAAAAATTCCATTTCCATTACTATCTTGAAGTAATAATCCTGCGTTATCTCTTGCGCGCACTTTATCTGTAAAAAGATGTTTGCCATCGGCAATTCCTAGATGCTCACTAGAATTCCATGAATTAGATGCGTTGGTCCATTTAAATTCTTTGTCTGTCGCGCCTTTTAAAGTAATTCCTCCGCCATCTGCGGTAGTATTTGTGGGAGTATCAACTGATCCGAGTTCTATATTTTTATCATCAACAGTAACCGTGGTTGAATTTACCGTAGTAGTTGTTCCATTAACCGTAAGATTTCCACCAATTGTAACATCTTTTGCAGTTGTTACGCTTCCGGATCCATCTACTTTAAATTTAATGTCTGAGCTTCCTCCGCCACCAATATGCACTATTGCATTTGATGAAGCATTATTTGTTTGCACTCGGATGCCATTTGCACCAGCTCCAGGAGCCGCAACGTCAAGATGATATCCGTCTGGATCTTTACCAATACCAAGCAAATCATTGATCCTGACATTACCATTTCCATGGTTAATTGCGAATCTATTTTGAACATAAGCATCTGCATCGCTTACTGTGTCAATCTCAAAAACAGAATTGTTGTTTCTAATTAGGGTATTTAAATCTGTTTGATCAGTTTCTCTTAGCCATATTCTTGGTTGCGAACCTTCAAGTTTCATCGATGGAGTTCCACCAGCAATATGTAAGTTATGAGATGGGTCAGTAGTACCAATACCAATGTTTCCTCCGTCTTCAAGAAACATTCCGTTGTCTTCGTCATCTACGATGTGTAATCCTTGAGGTGTTCTTGCTATAAGCTTGTCTGAGTAAAAATGTTGACCGCTTACTATGTCGGAAGTAAATATGTTATTCGAGATCATCTTTCTGTATTACACTAGTTTTTGTTTATCTGACTGCGTGAGTATGAATTTTATAATTTGCAGGGGTATTTGCTCCGAATTTAACGAAGTAGCTTTGTTCTGTTACTCCTGAAACCAAGTATGGTATTAAATATTTGTTTGTTTCTACTGTCGCAGACACAACGGGCGGAACGGAAAAAGGCTCTGGAAACATTATTTCGTGAAGATCTTGCCCCACAACAAGGTCTGTCGCGAATGATTGAGTTACGGTTCTATATTGAGAGCTTTTTGCTGGCCGAGCTGTAGTATGAACTATATATGTATCATGTGCAAGAAAAGTTGTAAATAAAAGATTAAATTCTGACTGAGTGACTCCTGATATCATATGAGGAACAATTGGGGCTCCATGATCGTTTTGTAACCCAATAGATAAAACTGGTGTCGATCCAAATGTTTTTGGAAAATCAATCTGATAACGATCTTGCCCTCCCATAATTTCAGTAGCAAAAGTAACCGTTTCATCTGACGTGCCCATAACTTGCAGCCACTCTCCTGTGCAACCAGTTACGAAAAGTCTCTCAAGGTATGAATCTCCTGTTACAGAAAGCTGACCTAGCGCTTCTGTGCTATTTATTGCAAATTTTCCGTCATTTAAAATTCTCGCTCTTTCTTGACCTGAAGTTGTAAAAGAAATAAAATCTCCATCTCCGGACTCCCTTATTTTTATTTGAGTTTCATCTCCAGCAGATATCGTTATTTGGTTGTCTGTGAAGCGCAAGTATGTATCTTCGTCTTCGTTATGATATAAGTATTCGTTGAGCCCTATATCACCTGTAACCATAAGGTCTCCATAAATATCTACATCCCCAGTAACATTTAAGGTGCCACTTAAATAGGCATCTCCAAATCTTGTGTTATCTCCAGTTTGGGTAAAATCTCCAGTCTGTCGAATATCTCCTCTAAAAAAAGAATCTCCAACTACCCTGTTGTTGCCTGTGATAAATGTATTTCCAGAAATAGTTACATCTCCGACAAATAAAGAGTCTCCCGAGATGTGTAAAGTGTGCGTCGGATTCTGAGTGAATGGCCTGCGGAGATCTTTAACTCCTCTAAAATTAAAGTGTTTAATTTTCCATTGATCTGCATTTATTATTTTTGTTGGAACATATCTGTAGTGAGAGAATCCTGTTGTAAGATAATCTTGAAGAAAAAATTGGTTTCCGCTTGTAGAGGAGGGATAACTGGCGGCGTCAAGTCCAGATTCTACATGAAGCGTAGTCCAGCTTTCTCCGTTATTTGAACCAAGAACCTTAAAGTCCTCCGCTGCAAAATCTAAATTGTCTGAGGGGAAGATGTTTATGCCTTTATAGAAAAAAGGTTCTTCAAACTCTATGCCAACCCAAGCCCCTCCCATTTCATAGTGAAGTTCGTCAGGAAATAGGTCATGGTCGTCAAGAAATGTATCTAAATTATTTTGATGCGCATCTGGTATCATCGCCGCATAATATCCTGAGGGCTGATATACGTTTTTAGACTCTGATTCTGTTGACAGGTTTATTTGCTCGCCGCTAAAATCGCTTCCAAAAAGATAAGTCGGCTCTTGAACTCCTCCTCCAAAAGTTATTGATTTCCAGTCTCCGCTTTTAGAAGGTCGATTAAAAAAAGACTCGTCAAGCATTTCTCTTCTGGTAAAGTGAAGTCCTACTCCGACCTTTTGGAAAAGACCGCTTTCTCCTACGAATACATTTCCGCTTATATCTCCAGTTTCTGTAATGTCAATAATTTCATTGATGTTTGTTCTGCTTAAAAATGTGGTTACATCTGCGAAGGTTTTTTCTCCGCTAATAAGCTGATCTCCAGTAAGACAGACAACATTGTCTAATAACGAATTCTTAAAGTCTCCATAGCTTATTTTTTCATTATGAGAGCCAGATCTAGAAATTAAAAGTAAAGCTTGATCGTCATTGTTTCCGCTTGGTTGGGGAATGTAGCTTGCGGGAACATTTATGTCTGCAAAAAGACGAGAAACCTCTTGCATGTTTGACGTTCTGTTATCTTTGTTCATTTCAGTGTTCGTGGTTTGGCTCGCATCTAGAGTATGTTCCTGCAAGGCTTGAGGTTGTGTGTATCTTATAGTCGTTCTTAAGTCGTGTTCCGAAGGTTATATTGTATCCTTCTGTTGTTATTCCTGAAATAAGATGCGGGAGAAATTTTTCTTCTCCCTCAACTGTAGTGGATACAATTGGCGTCGATTCAAAGTTAATCGGAAAATTAATCCGATACGAAAAAGATCCAGCGCTAATGGGTTTAGTAAATCTTTGAATTTTATCAAGAAACATTGCTCTTTCATAGCAATCTGGGTCCCCCGTAGACATCGCTATAGTGTTTACTTTATAGTTATTGTCTGGAAGGGGGCTTGTAAAATTTATATTAAACTGAGATTCTGTAAGTCCGGATATCATGAAAGGTATAATTACACCTCCTTTTTCATGTTTGACCGAAACAGATAAAACTGGAGCGCCATCAAAAGTTTTTGGGAAATTTATTAAATAACTATCCTTTCCTTCTCTGAGGGCAGTATTATAGCAAATCGTTTCATCTTCAGGCCCAGGATATACGTGACCCCACTCTCCATATGCGTGGGTATCTACGTGGGTAATATAAGCATCTCCACTCATCGAAAGCTGAGCAAATGGATCTTCAGCGTTAACTCCAAAACTTCCTGATTTTGTTATGGATATCGCTTCTTCATTCTCTGCAACGTAAAATCTTATTGACTTTTCTAAATCATTGTCCATTATGATTGACGCAGCTTTGCCTGTTTCCGAGGTCACTCCGCTTACAAGAGGGGCAATGCCCGACCCTCCTTGCCTCTCCCATAATTCGTGCGCATTATTTGGGTTATATGCGGCGCCGCTCATGAGCATAAGTCCTGATTCTAGGTCTTCAAACCATCTGATACTTGATTCTTTTGAATTAGACGCTTTTAACTCTATTGAGTCTGGCTCAAATCTTAAAAAAGTGTGCGGCTGACCGATTACGTTGTCTGGAAAAAATGTAGTAATACTTTCTTCATCAACTTTTTCAAAAAACTGTTCGTGCGCACGGTCATGATGGCTGAACATGTACTCTCCGAGCCTTATGTCTCCGTAAACTTTTAGTTCTGAGTGAAAAAAACCGTTTCCTGTTTGAGTTATATTTCCCAATCTTTTGGAGTCTCCCAGTAAATCAAAATCACCTTTTTGAAATTGATCTCCAATAAAACTTATATCTCCTATATATTCTGAATTTCCATCAAGATGATGTTCCTTGCCATTTCTATAAGCGTCTCCAGTAATTTCTACCGAGCCGTGAAAAAAAGAATCTCCGTCTATTTCTAGGGTTTTTGTTATATCTGATTCTCTTAAAAAATATTTATCTCCAACGCCTATTTGTTCAAATAAACCTGTCTCTCCGACAAAAATATTTCCACTAATATCTCCTTGATGTGTTATGTCAATTATTTCGTTTATTCTTGTAGTACTAAGAAATGTGCATTCATCTACGAAAGTTTTTTCTCCACTGATTAACTGCTTTCCCGTTAGATATGCAACGTTGTCTGTGAGGGAAAATTTTAAATCTTTATATTTTATTTTTTCATTATGGGAGCCTGACCTCGCTAGAAGAAATAAAGCGTCCTCGTCCGCATTGAAAGTAACTAAAGCAGAACTTCTGAAGGGATACCCTAATTGATTAGAAGTTAGAGGAAGCGTCTCTGTGAGGTCTGAAATTCTTTTATTTGGCATGGCAAGTCTTTTATAAATACACTTAATAAGGCAAAAGTGTGTAATAGGTTTAATGGCTAAATGCACTCCTACAAGATTGACCTATGAGCGACTGGGTATTCTGGCGACAGACTTTCCTGGCTACAAGGCAAACGGAACTACATCTGGAAACTTAATAAGAGTACAATCTATGGACTATGGGTTCAATCATCCTGCAGTAGATATAAAGTCTATTGGCTCTGACTCTTTTATGCAACAAGATGGAGAGTCTCCTATTATCAGAAACGCTGATGTGGAATGCAACATAGAGTATTTATTCTCGAGTGGGGAAAATGAGAAATCATTAGGAATTCATGTTGGTGAAGATGGAAGTATTCTGAAATCTAGGTTTGATGCAAATTATTCAAGATCTTCTGATGATATCAACATCATTGCCGTCGCATCAAACGAAGGGCTTCATAGAGACTTGAGTAATGAAATTAACTATTCTGGATATCACGTTATTGGAATCGGCAACTGTTTTTTGACAAACTATAATTATACCGCTGCTGTAGGACAACTTCCAAGGGTGTCTGTTTCATTTAAAGGAAGCAACATGACTTTTGAAACTTATGATCCAGAAGAACTTCCTACCCTGCCGTCAATAAAGCTTGGAATGGATAATCAAAAATCAGAAGAAAAACTAAACTTAAATGAAGAAAGTTTTGGGTACGACATTGTTCCTCAAGCAAACGTTATAATGCCTGGAGATATAATGTTAAACATTCAAAAAATGGCGGGAGGATACGGAGGAATACCATTGGAAGCTGAAGATGCTGCGATTCAGAGCGTTTCGTTAAGCGTTCCTATTGACAGGCAGGATATATATGGATTTGGAAGTAACTATGTTTTTGATAGAAAATTAAAATTTCCTATTATGGCTGATATGTCAATGGATGTAATTCTTAGAGAATACGATACTGGCTCAATAGAATCTTTTTTTACCGAAGGCGCCAAGTATAATATGACTATTGATCATACTAACAGATATAAATATAGTGGTCAATATCATGATGTAGTGAATCAATTTGTTATAGAAAATGCGCAACTAAGAAGTCAATCTTACAAAAAGCAGATCGGTGGGCAAGTAGAAGTATCCACTCAATTTGCAGTAGGAATAAGCTCTTCTGGTGGATTCAAGATTTTGGACTGAAGCGAAAAAAACCCGCCCCTTTTGGGGCGGGTTTTTAAAGTACCTTATAGAGTAATTTTTATTGACCAAATGGAGGTGAGCCAAGATCTTTGAAGTCGAACTTGTTTGCGTATTCTCCTGTAATTGTCAATGCGTTTCTTGACCCAAGAACCCTTAGTCCTCTTGCATCATCCTCTGGGCCGCCGATTTGAGCGGTAAAGGTAAGGTCAACTGATTTGTTATCTCCAATGCTTGAGCTAAAGGATTCTCCTTCAAGAAGTGCTCCTTTAACAATGTATTGCATTGCTACATCTCCGGTTCCATAGCGATCTGGCTCGCGAAGAGTGAAAACCAAGTCGTGCTCTTCTGTGTCCCAAAGAAGATCTGCAATATTGCCTTCTTTTAGGTCTGCCATGATTGCGCTAACACTAACGCTGATATTTACTGGGTATTCTACTACTCGGCTGTATCCGTATGGTGTTCCAAGTCTGTTGAGAACAGTTCTCGAAAGTGGAACATCAATGCTAAAGCTTTGAACGTGTGCCGAACCTGGGGTTGTGTAGTCTTTGGCTGGATCGTCATTAACTCCCTGAGCAAAAGCTCCTGTTGCGATTTCAGATCCACCTACAGTTTCTCCATGTCCAACAGCGCCTCTTGGGTCACTACCTGGAAGAAGTTCAAATTCGCCAGCTCTTCCGTCTGTACCAAGAGAAAGCGTGATGTCTCCAGGACGTAAGCAAGCCCAACCTTCTGTTTCTGCAGAAACGTCTGTAGCGCTATCATTTAGTACGCCACTGACCGCAGGAGGAATGCTGAATTCAACATCCTTAATTGGAGTTCCAAAATTTGTGTTTACCGCAGGAACATCAAGATTTTGTGTGCCTGTGTAGCTTCTAAGATTTAAGCCGTCAACAGTAACCGAAGCTGTTGGCATCGAGCCAACTGAAGCTTCAATAGAGTAGTTGGATACATATCCATTTCCAAGAGCAATAACGCTCTTGTTTTCTTCTGAGTCTGTGTTTCCTACTGCATCGTGCCCTTCACATGTAGTGAGTATAAAAAAGTTTTTTCCGTCTGCATTTAAGTTTGCGCCGCAAGTTACGCCTCCAACGATTTCATCGTCAAGAGCGCTTTTGTCTCCGCCAACATGCATTCCTAGAAGTCTTTCATTAACTCCATTTGTGAGATAATAAGAAAAATCAAGAGTAACTGTTGGGGGATCAATTGCTACAGCGTCAATTCTTGCAAGTTGGCCAAATTGATTGACGTCTTGCCTGTTAATAGAAAAGCTATAGTTTGCACTTTGAACCCGGCGAAGCTGTTGCACTCCTGTTCTGACGTTTCCTGCTCCTCCTGCGCCTGCTGCAGCTGCTGCTTGCGTGGCGTAGGATTGATAGTCTGAATCGTCATTCCAGTCAGTAGCGTTGGCGAAGTGGTGGCCTGTGGCATCCACTGTTCCAACATACAAAGCTTCACTTTGATAAATTACTCTTGCGCGTCCTGGTAATTGTTTTGCCATAATAAATAAGGTTTAATTCTGTTCTGATTACATTTTTTATAAAGAAAAGGGAAGTCAAGATCTTGGAAAGCGCAAATTGCTAACTTCAAAATCTATGAATCCAACGAATAAAGATGGATCAATATTCTGATTTACTCTGTCGCTGAGTTTAGAAGCTCTTACTTGTTCTATGTGAAGAAAGGTTGAGGTTTTTTTGTCAGACAAATTTCCGTAATTGAATCCAGTTACATCTCCAAATTCATTGAGCGGATAATCTTCAAAATTTAATTTTTTAAATACTTCATTTTTAGAATCTGCAAAAATAGATAATGCTCCATCTAGTTGATAGCTATTTTCTGCAAAAACAACGCATCTTATATTTGTCGTGGTTTTATCTTCTCCTCCGAATGAAAATGGTTCGTTCTCTGCTAGTTCTGGGTTGATAAAAATTGCAGGAACTACTTGGCTGTATGGAGCAATGCCCGAAGGTTCTTGTTTGAATCTGTTGTTAACATCAAATTTGCTGTCTATTAATAACTGCTCTTCTGTTTGATTTGTTATATAAAAATTAAAATCTTTTACAGCATACTCACCTGACAGGGTGTGCGAGTCTCCAAAAGATTGATCAAAAATTACTCTGCCGTTGTCAAAGTCAAACATAAGGCCGTCTTGCCCTCTTGGAATGAATGTTCCGTTTTCATAAACTCCACTTGGTATAACTGCTCCTTCTACGTCTTCGTCAAAAATCCATTGTTTGTGTGGACTGCTGTAAGAAATATATCCATCGCTAAGTCTTGAGTCTGAGCTGTTTGCATAAAACATTCCGGTTTGATTGCTGAACGCGTCTGCCCTCGATGATATAAAATTATCCGCCCACAATGTAAAGCTTGTTGTTAGTTCATGTTGAAATTGGGGTTTCATTTTATTTTCATTGCTCCAGTTATGTTATTTAAATTCTTTTCAAATTCTTTGAGCATTGGCTTAAGGTAGGGTATCTTTAATCTCCCCGAGCCTTTTGCGTCCTTTAATTGTATGCCTGCGCCAGATCTACTAGAGTCGACTCTCTTAAACAAATATTGCCCTAGCCCTGATATTCCCGCGCCTTCTATTTGCTCTAACCAGCTAGCTCCTTTTGCCCAAGGCATAGGAGAGGCGCTATAAAGTGCCGTCATTTGCGGAGTATTGACGCTAAATGTAGTAAGTAATCCCCTGGTTCCCATAGATTGTCTTTTTATTAAAATATTAGTTCCTCTTAATAATTTTTCTATGGGAGCAATGGGATTATAGTCTGCATCAAATCCTATAAATCCAAATACATTACCATTTCTAAGTGTCCCTGTTACGTTTGAAGCTCCTGGACCATGCTTTAATTCTCTGGTGAGGGGATGAGATTCAAAGTCTCCCATAAATTTATCAAACGCCACTCTGAATTGTTTTTCAACAACAATTCTTGTTTGATTTCTTACTGTCACATCTTTTTTTAGCTGTCTAGTAAGCGCAGCCTTAACAGTTATGTTTGACTTTCCCTTCATTGCTCTAGCGGTCTCAGGAAGATTGTATAAAATTGCACTTCGTCAAATAGTCCATGGGCTCTTGCGTCTGAAGCGATATGAAACATTCTTCCGTCAAGCTCAATTCTTTTTGCTTCTTTAATATAAAGAAAGTCATCTTTTAATAATTTTATTCTTACTAAACTACTTGGATCAACTCTTGTTGTCTTTATTTGTGCATCTGTCTCTCCAAAATTTTCTAAAGTTCTGTCTGTGTCATATCGAATTCTTGCTTTAAAAACTTTTCTTTCTGGCACATTTTTTACACTTGGCGTGGTTTGGCCTGCACTATTATATAAATGATTATAGCTTGGGTCGGTACTAATTACAACTTTTTTAGCTTCTTTATATACAACTATCTCTCTTCCGAATGTATCGTGAAGATCGAGTAGCTTTGAAGCCAAGTCTCTCCTTTGGGCTTTGTTTAAAAATTCTGCCATGCATACATTTACACTAAACGATTTTTTTTGTGTAAATCAAAATAAGGTATAAGGTACATGGACGCAGAAGACATTCTAAAAAAATGTTGTAATCGGAATACGGTCTCCCTTTTTAAGGGTTTTCTCGTAATGCTCGAGGATCTACATAAGGAACATCAGATTAATTTTAATAAATTAAAAAAGAATCTGCCTGAAGGTTGTGTGCCTATTATTGAACAAGCCGATTATTTCGACAATGATAAATTACAATACTTAAGAAAAAGAACTTTAGATATTGGTAATGAAACAATTAGAAATATTGAATCGGAATTAGATTATTATAGTATAGGGTTCACATTTAAATAAAAAATATTATGGCAGAAGCAGCAACAGAAACAATGGATGATACTCGCAAAAAAATGCGAGAAATATATAGCTTTACTTTCGAAAAGGAAGAAAAGACAAAACAGACCGAAGAAAAGGTCGTCAAGAATGACGAGACAGGAGAAGAAGAAACCGTCTCAGTTACCAAGGACGTGGTAGAACCTGTTCCTTATAGGGTAATTATGAAACAGCCTACTCGAAGGCAGATCGAAGAGGCAGAGCTTGAGTTTAGCGTAGAAATTAGCAAGTGCATCAAGCGCGGAATTTTAACGAAGGCTATGCTTGCGAAAAAGTATAGCGACACAGGTGGGCTTCTGGCCGAAGAAGACGCCAAGGCTCTTACCGAAATGTATATCAAGTACGGAGAGCTTTCTCAGGAAAGCGAAAAACTTCAAATCAAAAACAAGAAGAGTCAAGCCGACCAAAAGCGAATCGACGAAATCTCTGGGCAAATAGCCTTGTTGAGAAAAGACATCGTTAATGTCGAAACTTCGTATTCAAATTTATTTAATCATACTGCAGATGTGCGCGCAGAAAATAAGGTGATTCAGTGGTATATTTTACATCTAACGTTCATTCAAAAAGAAGATGAGGAAGACAGCTTACCTTTGTTTGCTGGTCAGAATTTTGAGGAACGTCTTAGAACATACTACGAACTTGAGGAAGATGGCGACGAACTGTATGATATCATTGGCGGAAAAGTTGCTGCTTTGTATAGCTTTTGGTATTACAGTTCGGGCGCCGTCTCCAAGCAAGACTTTGAACAGCTGGACTCTGACATAGAGGAAGGCAAGGTTTAATATGTGGACACTGTCAGGCGAAGAAAAATATTTAGAGATGTAGTCAGAGGATACTCTACTGCAACTCTGGATAATGAATTTGTTTACATCAAACATTTAACTCCTCACGATCAGGTAGAACTTGAGGAAATAGAGGAAAAGTATCACAATGACGCCTTGAGAAGAGGCGTTCCAACTGAGGAGGATATGCTTATCTTTCTAAAAGATGAAGGGCAGTGGAGTGATGAAGACGATAAGTTTATAACAGATAAGCAGTTCTTCATTGAAAGCTTGAAAACTGCAAAAAATAAAATGGTTCTCAAGCAAGAGATCGATAAGCAGGCTGAACTAATTGAGCAAGAAACCAATGAGCTTGTTCAAAAGCAGGCACAAAAAATACAGCTTCTTGGTAATACTTGCGAAAAATATGCCAAAGATAGATTGAATGATTTTTATATGATTAAAAGTTTTTATAAAAATTCTGATTTAAGTGAAAAGCTTTTTTCTGAAAATGAATTTGATGAACTAGAGCATACTGATATAAAAAAAGTTGTTGTTAAATATAATGAAATATTTGAAGTATTTACCGAAGAAAGTATACAATATACAATACTAGAAGATTTTTATAGTCCTTATTTAAGTTTTGCTGAAGATAGTATGCAGTTTTATGGAAAACCATTTTGTGAATTGACGTACAATCAAGTTAGGTTAATTGTTTATACTAGGGTATTTAAGAATATATTTGATACAAATGAAAATATACCAGAAAGTATGAAAAAAGATCCTGCAAAATTATTAGAATTTGGTAGTAGCTCAAAAGAAGAAAGAGATAAAGCTAAAGACAAGCTGTCTCAAGGTGACGCAGGAACTCTCGTTGGAGCAAAAGATGAAGATTATGAATACCTTGGAGTAGAAAAACCGAGGGGTGGAGTAAGTCTTCATGAGGAGGCCAAAAAGAAGGGCGGCACATTAAATATGGATGATTTAATGAAATTGCATGGCGTGATATAATTTTGGTGTATTATACCTTATCACAGGAATAAGGTAAAATGGCTATAAACTTAGACGTACACGGCAATACTCAGCCGCTCGAAGCAGCGGTACAGGCGGCTGTGAACAGAATTCGCAGAACTCCCATCAAGGTTACTGTTGATGATAAAGGCGCCACTCAGCCCTTAGGAAATATGAAGCGTGGTGCTGACGAGTTCAGTAAATCGATGGAGGCTGCAAATGCTCGTATTATAGCGTTCGGTGCGAGTATGGCTATTATGAATGGCGTAGCTAATTCATTTAAGGCTGTAGTTGCAAATGCAGTTGAAGTAGAAAAAGCTCTTGCAGACATAAACGTAGTTATGGGATTGACCGCTTCTAATCTTGATAAATTTAGCGATGGGTTGTTTAAGGTTGCAAAAGAAACAGGAGCCGCTTTTAATATTGCAGCGCAGGCTGCAACCGAATATGCTCGTCAAGGCTTGGGCGTAGAAGAATCGCTCAAAAGAACGAGAGATGCTCTTATTCTTACTAGATTGACAGGTATGGATTCTGCGCAAGGCGTAAAAGCTCTTACTGCCGCAATGAACACATACGGCAAAGAAATTAAGGACACTACTCAACTTGTCAGTAAGTTTGCTGCGGTTGATGTAAAGTTTGCGGTAAGTGCAGAAGATTTTGCTGACGCTATTGCTCGTACGGGTCAAGCCGCAAAAAGCGCAGGAGTTAATATTGACGAGCTTATTGGTCTTGTTACTGCAGCTCAGCAGCAAACTGCTCGAGGCGGTAAAGTTATTGGTAACTCGTTTAAAACAATTTTTACTCGTATCGGAAGAACTGATACATTAAACCAGTTAGAGAACTTAGGTATTGCCGTTAGGGATTTAGAGGGTAATACTTTGGGGGCGAAAAGAATTTTAACTGATTTGGCTAATAGTTTTGATCATTTAAGTGAGGCCCAAAAAGCTCAGATAGCTCAAACTGTTGGTGGCGTATTTCAAATCAACGTATTGAAAGCTGTTCTTAGTGACGCAGCAAAACAAAATGGTATCCTAGCTAATGCTACTCAAATTTCTGCAGGAGCAACAGACGAAGCAATTCAAAAGAACGAACAGCTCCGTCAGACAATGGCTGCAATGGCAACAGAAACAGGGCTTGCGTTGAAAGATGTAAGCGCACGAGTTGGAGAGATCATGCTTGGGCCAGGCATAGAAAAAATTCTTAATGTGGTGAAGTCTATAGCTGACGGAGCAAACAATCTCTTAGGAGAAGGAGAAGGCGCTGGAAGTAAATTTGCAAACGGATTTTTAAAAGGACTTGGCAATGTTATAACTGGCCCTGGCTTGGTGGTTATTACTGTTGTGTTTGGCAAGCTGTTTTTAAAAGCGGCTCAGTTTGCCAAAGAAAGTTTGGTTTCTCTTATAGGTGTTACAAGTGAAGCTCAAAAACAAAAAGCAATTCAATCTTCTTTGGTTGCTTTGTTTGGAAGAAGCGCGTCTCTTAGTAAAGAGATGCTTAGCACTGAAACTACAAAAGCTCAAAAAGAACAAATCATATTAAATCTTTTAAAAGCTCAAGTCGCAGAAGCACAAATGCTCGACTCTGTGGCCAAACGAGCCGCAAGCACTTTATATAAACAGGGATACAATGCTGGTTTGGCGCCAAGGAGTGGTCGTCGTGGAGCAAGCGGTTACATTCCTAATTTTGCTCACCCCGAAAGACAAGAAGCTGCCCAAGGAGGATACGCCGCAGGAAATATTCGATCAATGAATATGCCTGGTGGTGGCTCTGTTATTTACAATAGTGCAGAAAAAGTAAAGAATTTCGCAGGATTTACTCAGCCTGCAATTATGCCTCCGCTTTCTAGTAAAGCAGGAAAGAATTATCAACAAGCATTTGGAAGCGTTCATGGATTTGATCCGTATGCAGGAAGTGGTTATGTTCCTAATTTTGCTGCCAAAATCGTTCAAGGTGATAAAAAGCCTGGATCAGCCCCGCTCCTAAATGCAATAAACTTCGCCCACATGCTGACGCCTTCAGGAGGAGCTCATACAGTAACCACAAAGCCTGATAAAGCTATTTATGGTGTTCCCGTTTCAAAACTACCTAGGGTAAGGTTTAAATCTTTCGGAATACAAAGAGGCGCTTCAACAAAAGCAGAAAATAAAAAGAAGGATATCGCTGAGCAAATTTTTGATGCAGTAGAGGCTAATGCCATAAGAGAAGGAAGGCTCTTGGCCGATTCTTTTAAAATAGGAACTGGCAGGGCAAGCGGAAAAACTATAAAGCAATCTATTAATAGCGGAGAAAGCGGAGGGGCTGGAGCTCTTCAATCTGTTGTTGGTGCTTTGTTTGAGGCTGCAATAAGCACCAAAATAAAGCAAGTTAAAGATCAGTCTGGGGGTATTGCTGGTGTTGCACAAGGAATAGGTGGAGACTTTGACCTTAGAAATCCAAATCAAGAACAAAGGGAGTCTCTGAAACTTTTATTTGGAGGTAGTTGGTCCAAAACTAAGCTCGCAGACTACAAGGGACAATTTTCAGATGGAAATGCCAAAAGCATGGCAGAAAAAATACTAAAGGAAAAACTTTACAGACAGCAGAATTTGGGAAGAGGTAATAATCCTGCTCTTGCTTTTGCTGGCGATAAAGTTATTCAACTCGACGAGAAACAGAGAAGGATTCTGGGCCCCAGAAGGGGAGCAAGAATGAATGCTAGAGGATATATTCCAAATTTTGCCGATCCATTAAGCGATGCAATAGGAAGAGAAAAAGGCGCTGGAGTGCCTGTCTCTCAAATAAGAGTTGGAACTCATCAATCTTTAATTGGCAAAGGCAATCCATTGGGTATAGGCGTAACAAACACAAAAGATGAGCCGAACGGATTACGCGATGTATTTGGTGCCGACGGTCACGTTCCTAATTATGCTTTTAGGGATGGAGCATCTAGGGTAATAAGTAATTTGTTGGACAAGTGGAAGTCAGTAAGCACTGTAGTTTTAAGTAGCGAAAAACAGCGCGAACTTGTTCAAATGCAAGGACTTAAAAATCAACAAAGATTTACTGCACAAGAAGCTGCCGAGCACATGAAGGGGTTAGGGTTTAGTAAGCAAGAAACTCGGCAATCAATGCTGCAATTAAATTACGAAAAACAAGAGACTAATGAAGCTATGAAGCAAGTCGGTTTCTCTAGGGGTGGAAGTATGGGGGCGATTGGCAATTTAAACAGTAAGGTTGGAAAGTCTGCATTTGGTAAATTTATGGGGGGCGGAGGAGGAATGGGCGCAATGATGGGTCTTTCTATGATTGGAGGAATGCTTCCTGGGGCAAGTACGCCTGGCTCCGCTGGAAATTATGCAAGCAGCGCAATGAGTTACGCTTCTACCGGAATGATGATGGGAAGTATGGCTGGACCTTTTGCTCCAATAGCAATGGCCATAGGTGGACTGGGTGGAGCTCTTTACGGTTTATCTCAAGCTTCTGATGAAGCCTCTAAAGCTCTTAGAGAAAAAGCAGAGGCCGAAGCTGAAGCCAGCAGGCAGCATATGTCTTCGGTTTCTCAAGGGCTTGCTGGGCCAATGCAGCAATTTGGTCTTTTCTCGGGAGATCAGGATTTGAACTACAACGGAATGAATATGACGTTGTCTAGCAAAGGAATGAATAGACTAACTGCTGGGGGTACTCATAACATGATACGCTCCAGCGGGTTAGGAGAACCGTTGGCTGACGATCCTCTCCTTCAAACTAACTTATTTATGGCTCAAAAAGGCGGGGAATATGACAAATTATCAAAAAGAATCCAGAAACTGAAGGAAGATAGGGGGTTTTATAAGCAAGGCGGTAAATATGGGTCAAATCAAAGAGTAGAAAAATTAAATAAAGCGTTTAAGGGAACTATGTTCGAGGGGAAAGGTGATGAATATAATAACCTTATCGAACAACGAGACGCCTTATCTGATGAGGAGAAGCGAAAAAGAGGATTCTTCGATGCTGGTGGTCTTTTTGGAAACGGATTTCACGTTGACAACATAGAAGGGCAACTAAAAAATAACTATCAATCAAAAATGGCCACAGGCTTCAGGAGGCAAAATATTAAGCAACAATTCGGTAGCCTTCCTTCTGATTATAGGTTTGATATTCCCGCGCTTCGGGCAGACAAAGCTCGTGACATCAAGAAGGGCGAAACTCGTTCGTACAATAGCAGAGAATTTCTTTCTCAAGTAGATGATCTTAGCGATAAAGAAATTCGTGATTTAGATCTTGACCTTAAAAAGTTAAGAAAAAAAATCGGAGAAGATTCAAAAAAAGAAGCCGAAGGATTAATAATCCAGCTTAACACTCAAAAAGCTATTATATCTGCGCAAAATCAGGTTCGACTAAATCTTTTAGATATATCTGATAAGTATAAAAGCCAAATTTCTGATTTAGATATTCAGGGCAAGATAATTGGCGATTTGATGACCGAGCGACAAAAAACTGAACTTAAATACAATAAGGCTATCTTGAAAAACACAGAGGCTGAAGAAAAAGCGAAGGCTCAAGCAAACCTTCAATTTCGACAAGGGGTGTTTACTCAACTAGGCAATAACAAGCCTCTTGAGCAGGAGTTAAAGCGAGCCCTCTTAGACGACGGAGTTGAAGTTAAGGGAGGAAGTGGAGCAACAACCGTAGATGTAACTGATGCTCTTTCTGATCTGCCCACAGAAAAGCTTATAGGCCTTTTCGAAAAAATTAAAGAGGAAAATAAAGATAATGTTGGAATTCAAGAGGCGATTAATAGGCTTGCCGCTAACGAACTTTTGAAAAGGCAAGGTTTGATCGACGCCGCAGAAAGAACAAAAACCCTTTCTGACGATCAGGCTGAAAAAGAAAAAGACATTAATTTTATTATTGATCAGAGAACACAGAAAGTAAAAGATCTTGCCAGGGAAATTAACCTCGTTAACAATCTAACTGATCAAGCAATGAAAGGTTTGGCCGCTACCGAAAAAACTCAAGACGCAAGAAGATCTTTTGCTTCCGCAGGGGTAACAGGAATTGAGTCTCAATTTTTAGCAGGAAAACAAGGTAGGCAAATTTCAGCAAATAGAAATATGCGAAATTTAGCTCTTGGCTTGGGCAAAAATATGAATTCACTGGATCAGGAATATAGAAAAGAACTACTAGATCAAAGAGATGCGGATAGATACGCGATTTCAGGGCCAGATAGCGCAGCCGAACTTGATCATATGATGGCGCTAATCGAAGCAGAGACAGAAAGAACCAAGAAGCTTGATGAATATGAACAGAAAAGATCAGCTCTGGTTTCTACATTCGAATCTGAAAGACTTTCAATAGACGAAATTCTTCAATTAGAAAACGAAAGAAACAAAATAATTACAGAAAGAGCTCTACTCAAGGAGTCACTAGATCGTTCTGGAGACATGTTAAATTTCAGGGTAGGCATGGATCAGAGCTCTCGAAGTCGAGAGCAAGAGATCGCTAAATCAAGAAGGTTAACTGCTTTTGGCTCTCACGATAAAACTCGAGCCCAGCAGATGGCTTTTGATATGAACGAGATGGATATTACTACTCAAGAAGCAGTCCAACAGCTAGAAGAAAGTAAAAAAACTGAACGTTTCGCTTTTAATGCACAGAGAGAAAATTTAAATCGAGAACAAGCAGAATTGCAAAAGCTAAGAGACGCTAAACCAGAAGAAGGTACTGCTGAAAGTGATAGACTTAAGATTCTTCAAGCTTCAGAGCGGTCAAGATTGAAGACGTTGAGCGATATAGAATTTAAGAAACAAAAAACTTTGGCTGGTTTGGACGAAGAAATTGAAAAAACAAAAACGTTAAACGAAGAAGAAAAGAAAAGAATGATCAACCAAGAAAAGCATAATCAGTCGTTTACAGGTGGGCTCAGAGACGGCATGACTCGCGTAAGAACTGATGCTGCTTATGTCACTCATAAACTTGGAGAAGACCTGCCTATCAAGCTTCGGGATGGTCTTGCAGAAGCTATGGGAGCCGCAATCAATGGCGCGGATGATCTTGGCGATGTTCTGCGTGACGTAGCCATGGGATTTCTTCAAACAATTCAGCAAGCAATGCTTCAAAAAGCTGCTGGTCACATGATCGGAGCTATGGGTTTTTCGAAGGGTGGTCAGGTTCCAGGCAGAGTTCCTGCGATGGTTACAAACGGAGAATATATAATGAACAAAGACGCTGTAAATAAATACGGCGGAGGTTTTATGCATAGCTTAAACGCTCGAGGAAGACTTCCGTCTTATTCAACTGGCGGACCACACAAAGAATCTGCTATCGGAATGAATTTTGCAGGATCAGAAGGATTTCAAACAGGGCGTAGATATCAATCCGAAAAAATGTCAGGCTTCTTTTATAGTGGTCAAGCGGGCAACGTAGGACTTCAGGAAGACACATCAAGCGCCAGAGAAATAATTCAGGAAAGGATTCGTAGGGCTGCCGAGAAAAAAGCTAAAAAACAAGCTTTACTGAAGCAGATAGTCGGCACAGTTTTGAGTGTCGGCATTAGTCATGGAATTGGATCAATGATGAGCAGTGCGGCTTCTAGCTCTGCAGAAGGCATGATGAGCGCACAAGGAATTCCAGAAGGATCTGCAGATTTTATAGCAAAGAGTAATGGCATGTCTACGCAACAGGCGCAAAGCGTACTATTAAATGCAAAAATGAATGATCAGGGTATTGGAGCTTATATTCCCGCAGGATCTCCGCAAACTAGCGCATCACTTCTTGGGCCGCCAGCAGTTAGCGCGCCGCAATCAAGCAAATCAACAGGTCTTTTTGGCGGATTCGTAGAAAATATGTTTGGTCCAGGATCAAGCTCTTCTTCTTATTGGGGTTCTTCTCAGAAAGCCAAAGATTACCGAGCAAACATTCCGCAAGAAGATATAGATGCATACAAAAGAAAGCATGGAGTCGGCTTCTTTGCTTCTGGAGGTTTCGTTTCTGGAAAATCTGGTATCGATCAAATTCCCGCGATGTTGAGCGAAGGAGAATATGTAATCAAAGCGAGCAGTGCAAGAAGACTCGGACCTCAAACCTTAAACGCAATAAACACAGGAAGATTCAATGACGGAGGGGCTGTAACTCCTATCAGCGAAAAAACAGAATCTGGAATTTCTGGAGGAAATACAAACAACATAAGTATTTCTGTGAACATTGATAAATCCGGAGGATCTTCCGAAGAAAAATCTGATAGTAAAAGCAGCGATCCAAAAAAGGCTTCAGATGATCAAACTAAAGAAAAAGCTCTTTCAGAAAAATTAAAAGAACAAGTCGTTGCAACCATACTCGAAGAACAACGTCCAGGCGGGCTTCTGGCCAAAGACTAATGAGCTACTCTAATTACGAGCAAACCGTTATTCTTGAATCGGTTGCATTATCAGGGGTGCAAAGTGTGGAAGGTAGTTATGGAATAACTGAAAATCCAGTGCGTGTTGCTGGCGTAGGTTTTATTGACGCATTTCCAGACGCACCCCTAGAAGGTAATTTTAAAATATCTCGACAAATGGTAGGAAGAGATCCTCTGTTAAAGTTGAGTCCTGCGGGTACATATTTATATGATGAACAAGAAATCAGTGGAGCAATTTTATACGACAACGAAACCAAGGGTTTTGGATTCACAAAGGCAAGAGTAAACCGATACTCTATTAGCTGTACCGTTGGGCAACTTCCGACAATAGATGCTGATATAACTGTATACGGAGAATTTGGTAGCGGGGTAATGCCGCATCTTGGATCTCCTTTGCTTGAACATCCTCCAATGCAATTTCCTGATCAATCTACAGTCTCTATTTCGGTAGATGATTTTAGCACCGATGCAGTAACCGATTTTAGTTATAGTCGGGCAATAAATTTAAGACCTGTATATGCAATTCACCAAGGAGAGATTTCTGATTTTCAAGAAGATCTTCCCACCGATTTTGATATGAAAAATTTGTCGCCAGTTCAAGTTGATACTCAATATCCAATTGAAACAGACATGAACTTTACAATGATTGTAGACCAATATCAAATAAGGGAAATTAAAAACCGAATACAATCTGCTCCAAAAACAAATGTAAAAATAGAAATGCGCGATTCTAAAACCAATGAAATGATCAACGCTTTTACTGGTCAAAACGTAAGATTGATATCCGAGTCACTAAGCTCTTCTATAGACGGTGAGATGTCTGTATCGTTAACATACAAGGGGTACGATCCTCTTCACAACCCTGTATCATGAGCAAGCCGTTTTTAAGATTTGAAGATGGAAAGATATCTCTTGGAAACAAGGATTTGATGGTTACATCTGCGAGCCTTTCTATATCTCCTGGTTTAGAGCCAGAAAGAGTATACGGAGATTATTCTCCAAGCATAGTAGGATCAACTGCCGAGTTTATAGACTTTGCTCCCAAGGGAGGCTTGGCTGGAAAATTAGAAATTAAATTTATGATTATAGATGAAACATTTGATGTTGATAATAATTTGGCAAATGATATTAATGTTTTATTTGATATAAGAAATGGTATGAGCGAAGAGGCTATACATGGTAATATAGTTGGCAGATATTTTTTTGATAATATGTATTTAAATAGTTTTAGTTTTAGTTTGGCTCCATACAGAATAATACAAGCTAGCGCAAGTTATGACATATATGGTTCAATATATAAAGCTATAGATAGAAGGTTTCAAAAAACAAGCATTGATCCTGCCCATGGATTAAAATCTTTTGGAAAAATAGAAGCAAGTAATACTTCTATGCAGACCGCTAATGGAAGGCAGTTTGAAGTTTCTCAGCTTGATTATAGTATAAGAGTGGGAAGGAAGCTTCATTATCACATAAGAGACGGAGAGCATACCAGGGTTGCTACTGGTTCGAACGGAATTGTACCCCACCGTGTATCTGTAGAAAATATAGAGGCCACAATGTCTCTTGAAGGTAATGATATAGTGCAAAAATTAAACCCTTACGGAGAATTTCAGGCTGGATCAGGAAGGGCATCTGAAGCAGATAGGAATTCTTCAGTATTTGCTTTTTTGTATACAATGAGCGGAAAAAGAATAGCAAGTTTTGGTTGTGAGGGTAAAATTACAGAGCAATCTGTTGATATCTCAGAGGGAAATTATGCAAAAGGTAAGTTAACCGTAAAACAAATAATTAAATAATATGTTTGGTTCAATTATAGATAATTTGTTGAAGCAAGACGTTCTTCTTGGTAGGCAGTCTCATGTTAGAAATTACAGCGGAATTTTCAATCCTGAGCTTAGTTACAAAAAATTTGATTTTGTTTATAATACTGGAGACGGATTATATTATTACGCCAAAGAAGATATGGCTCTTGGCGCAGGGGTTTCTGTCTCTGCTGCGAACAGATACCACTTGTGTCCGACAAGGCAGGGGGGATTCTTTATAGTAGATTCCTTGAATAGGCCCGATGACATTGGCGCAACTTTTGAGAAAGGAAATATAATAGATCTCGATGGATCGAGTGATAGTGATGGAAGATATAGTATATTTCGCGTATCCAAAGATATAGTCCATACTTCTCCAATTATAGATTTTAAGGGACAACAACCAATAGAGATCACTGGAGCATATATCACTGTTGCCCCCGTATCTGATCAGTATTCATTCGATTCATTCGAGGCAAAATCTTCAAACACTATAACAATTACAACTCTAGACGCAGACCCTTCGGTTAATAATGATCTATGGGTCAGGGATCGGTTTTTCTTTGACCCTGACTACGGGTCAACAGTAAACTTTAAGTCGTCAAACAAAGAAGTTGAAATGGGAAATGGCTATAAAATAGTAACCCCTTCTAGCGTAAACTCTCTGCTGATGTCTGTCGATATGAAATTTAAAAACAGAAGTAACCGAGAATCAAATGCTATAATTCATTTTGTTGAAAATCATCTTGGACAATTGGAGAAAGACAAAACTTCTCCAAATCTTGCTTATACACAAGGAATTTCTGGTTTTCATTGGGATGGAGAGTCTTCCTTTCACCCTTATGATACTGTAGAAAATCAAAGCAAGACTTTTTATTGCACTGAATTTAGTCATAACTTAGCTTTTGAGAATAGCAATAACATTGATCTCACTTTAAGAAATTTAGACTCGTCTTTGCTGAGAAAAACTGTGCAAGGGGGTTGGATGGTCGGCGGCGGAGAGGAGTATGATTCTTCTACTACTTATGAAAAAAATGATTTCGCTCTTTATACTGGAAACATGCAATATTACTATTGGGAAGGAGATTCTCCTGGTAATACGGCTCCTGCTGGACAAAACTCAAGTTGGACAAGAGAAGGAGGTCAATACTATGATGTTAAGGGTATAGATTATGCACGATACGTAGATGATCATCCAGACTTGGCCGAACACTTTGCTGTCAACTCAACATTAAACGGGGTTTCTTATCCTGCGAAGCAGAACTGGGGCGAAGCTCATTATCTAGCCTATGGCCAATACGAAACTCGGCAAGTCCACAGCTCGAGTTGGACTAGAGACTTTTTCTGGAAGCCTTCGTTAGGATTAACTGTTTCTCAAAAACCTAGAATGAAAATAGCTGGACTAAAAAATGGTTACAGCCAAATATATAATGACGGAATAAATGAAAGCCTTTTGGAATTAAATTTAAATTTTAAAAACAGAAGTGACCATGAGGCTCGGGCGATACTTCATTTTTTAGAGCAAAAACTCGGATATCTTCCTTTTGGGTTTATTCCTCCTGCGCCGTACAATAGATTTCAAAATTTTATATGCGAGGCGTGGTCTCATACCTACAACTATAAAAATAATCATGATATTTCTGCAAAGTTTAGCCAGTTTCCGTTTAATTTAAAGGCCGAAAAATATGACGGGTTAATTACTCCCGCAGAAATGTCAGAAGGAGAATTGGTGTTTGAGTCTCCGTTAGTTTTCGCAACAGATAGTAATGTAGATCGAGTTAAGCCTGGTCAGAAGTTAAAGGCCAGACTTAAATTAAGAAATATAGGGGATTTACCTGTAACTATAAACTCTGCGACTTTATCTAACGCTGGTCTTGCTCAAATAATTGGGGCAGACTCTAGCAATAATGGCATTCCTGTGGTTCTTGATAGCTTGGAAAGAGAGGGTTATATTTTTACAGGAGATTCTTTTGTTCGAGGAGGCAATGTTGCAATGAAGCTGTCTAAGTCATATTCTAAAGGAACAAAAGATGGTGGGCAAATTTTTACAGTAGGCACTATAGATGGAAATGGAAATTTTCAACCCACTCTAGAAGATGGTATCGTCGTTAGTCTTTTTCAGAATAATCTTGGAGAAATAAAAGACAAAATTAACCATGGTGACCCTGGTAATTATGTGCCTGCAGCGGGGTATGTTGTTAAAGAATTTTTTAAACAAAATGCTGTTACTGAAATTCCTGGAGGAGAGAGTGGATATATAGATATAGTGTTCACCGCTCCTTCTGCTTCTGATTTAAATTCAGACTTGGGTGTAGATACCGAGGTTGATGAAGACATAGTTCTTCTTGGGGCGGGATCATATATTGAGATAAACCTAGAGATAGATAGTACTACAGCATATTCTCCTCAAGTTGGAAAGCTAAAATGTTTCGTTTCGTCATAAAATAGAATATCATGTCAAAATCAAGATCCAGCTTTAACAAACTTCTTCTCAGCTTATCTCCTGATGCTATGATAGAGTTATTCGAGATAGACTTTAGTAATATTCAGGCCGATTTTAGTATGCTTGCTGATATTGTTGGCGCAAATATAGGGGCCGATTCTGTTTACAGATTTTGTGCTATGAAAAATTCTTCAAACCCTATATATTGGCAGGGAAACGGATATCAGCCTATGCCTATAGAGGCAGAAGGATTTGAGCAACAAGGAGACGGAAGACTTCCAAGGCCAAGATTAACTCTTGCGAACCCTGACGGGCTATTTTCGAAAATAGTTCACTCTAATCACGACTTTTCTAACGCTAAAATAACAAGAAAAAGAACTTTTATGAGATTTCTTGATGACGACAACTTTATTGATCCTGGAACCTCCAACGAGGCGGGAAAAAACCCTTTTGGGGAGGCCGATCCAGATTCTCATTATCCTGATGACGTTTATTTTATAAACAAAAAAATTACAGAAAATAGCCAGGTAATTCAATTTGAGTTGGTCTCCGCTTTAGAGCTGCAGGGGGCAGAAATTCCTGCTAGAATAGTTATGCCAAATTATTGTAATTGGGTATATAGGTGTTCTATTGGGTGTGGTTATAAGGGTCTGCCTATCGAAAATTCTTCCGGCAAATCTTTAATATCAAACTTTCACGAAACTAATGATCCATCTGCATTTTCGAGAGATCCAGGCAGCGTTAATCCAGACAGCTATCCCAGGGGAATTGAGGACATCCCCGAGTGGACCAGACTTGGGGTAGACGGAAGCGAGTCAGATTTAAAGGGATATGATTTGGGCGATGTAGTTAAGATAACTCCTAATAATGCAACGAATCCTTATCAGTCAACTCCCTCTGTTTATGCCTGCATTAAAAAACATGTTTTTGCGAAAGATCATCATCCTTTTTTTGACAGGGGATTTTGGTCAAAAGACGAATGCAATAAAACTCTTGATGCTTGCAAGAAAAGATTCTCAAACCCTGAAGTTAGCGATACAAGAAGAGATTTTGCTGCGTACGTAGATAATAACTCTGATCTTTTGAACGCGTTTAATGCCGGAAATCCAACGGGCCCTCCGTCTGACGCAAGAACGTATTCTAATAAAGCTGACTGGGGAGAGGTCCACTGGGAAACTTATGGAAAAATGGAATATACATCTGGTCAAAGGTCTGTCTCTCCACCCATGATAGACGTTGATATATCAAGTTTTAATCTTCATAAAATTTCTAGTAAACAGGGTCTTAGATTCGGAGGTTTTCCTGGAACAGATAAATATCAGCCCGAATAGTAGCTTTTGCCCTATTTCTGAAAACGAACTTGCAAGAGCAAGAGAATATTCTATTTCAAGGCCTGAGCAGGAAACTTGCGGGGTATTTTGTTCAAAAGAAAATGAATTGTTTTTTATTGCTTGTGAAAATAAAAGCCTTCATTCTCCTTATCATTTTAATATGGATGTAAAGTTTTTAATAGATAATGATGTTCGGTATATTTATCACTCTCATGTAGGAAGTCATGCGCCTTATCCTTCTAAACTAGATAGGCTTGTTTGTGAAGAACTGTACATTCCTTTTATTATTTATAGTTTGGATAGAGATAGTTTTTTTGTATATGATAATATAAGTGTATAAGTAAGCAGGAATAAGGTATAGTGAAAACAGTATATTTATATGGTAAGCTTGGCAAGCGTTTTGGTAAGAAGTGGAATCTGTCTGTAGGCTCCACATCTGAAGCCTTCGCTGCAATAGAAGCTAATTCTGAGGGGTTTCTTAGTTACTTAATAAATAGTCAGAAAAAGGGGGTGGATTACTGCGTTTTAAATAAAAACCCACTTTCATTAAAAACCAAAAGGGACTTTGAGTCAGCGCAGATTTTGCCTGAGCAAGTAACTGTTCATCAGTCGAGCAAAGAAATTCACATACTCGCTGCGCCTCAAGGTGGTGTAGTTTTTGTACCCGCGATGTTTGTTGGGGGCGTAGTCAGTGGAGGGTTAACTTTATTCGGAAAAATAGTTGTAGCTCTTGCAGTAAGTTTTGTAGTTGGGGCTATAATGAACGCATTATTTAAGCCCCCAAAAAGAGGAGAGCCAACTACCACTAAATCTTTCTTGATGCGAGGATCCGCAAACAGAACATCTCAAGGGGTTGCTGTGCCTTTAGGATATGGAACTTTAAAAATTGGATCCACTAATATCTCTAAGGATAGAATTGTGCGCAGATTAAAGCAGAAAAATAATAATAACTCTAATAAAATTTTAGAGTCCTATTCTTCTATAGAATACTTAGAGCTGTTGTGCGAAGGGCCTATAGAGGGTTTGGTTTCCCAGAACGGAGAAAGTCTTTTCTCAGACGGAGATTTAAGAGAAGCAATATATTTAAATAACGTACCCATAAAAAACCCTCCTTCATCGGTAAACAGTTCTGGAGAAAGAGATGGGTCTTTAAATTATGTACTAAATGAAGAAGGAGACCTTCCCGAAGCTCAATTAGGAGAAGAGGATTCTGGTAAAATATTGTGTTCTCAAACTGGAATGGGTATAGACTATGGGAGTCTTATTTTTGGGGCAGGGCCATATGTCGATAACCCCGACAAGGCATCTCATAGAACAAGTTTTAGTTCTGCAGTTAGGAATAATGCGAAAATTATAACTCACTGCGTTATAAACCCAGATGTAACTAGAACCAGATTATCTTTAGCTTCAAAACTTACTTATCAAGATGACAAGGGGAATACTCATCACCAAGAAGTGAGGTTCGCTATTCATGTTCTTAGGGACAACAAAGAATATAATGTGCTAGATAGTAAGTCTGGCTGTACGGTAACAAAAAATGAAACGAGTATGAATCAAGCTATTCCTCCTGAGTCAAGCGATGGATTCGGCCTAATGAGAATAGGTAGTGGCGCTTTTGTGGTAAGAGGTTTATGCAGCGACGATTATTCTTTTGATGTCGTTATTGATTTCAAAAAACCCAAAGCTAGCTCAAAGGGAGTGACGTTTAAAATAGTCAAGCTCACAAACGAACTAGATCCCAGTACAAAAGGGGGCAATCTTGGAGGTCTTTCTACAAGAAGAGAGCTTCGAATAGGCGCCGCTACGGATTATGTTGTAGAGGATCTTCTTTACCCTCATAGTGCCGTAGCAAAAATAAGATTTGATAGTAAAAATTTTAGCGATGTGCCAAGCAGGTCATATTTATGTAAAATGAAACGGGTTTTGGTTCCTAGTAATTATAATCCTCATACAAGAAAATGTGATGGGCCTTGGAATGGGCTTTTTAGAGGCCAAATTGACTCAACTATGTCTGTTCATTCCATACCCGACTCGGAGAAAGTGTGGACAGATAATCCTGCTTGGGTTTATTATGATCTTTTGAGTAATGCGAGATTTGGGTTATCTAAATTTGGGATGAGCGAAGAAAATATCGATAAATGGCAGCTATATAAAATATCTAAATACTGTGATGAACTTGTAGAAACTGGATATCCTATAGAAACTCAAGACGGAGTTCCTAGGTCTTTTACTACAGACAATAAGGTTGATGGGGATGGAAATATATCTCTGGTTCTAACAAATAGTCAATACGTTCCTTTAGATAGGGGAAATCCTACTTCGGTAAATTGGACTCTTAGCTCTGACGGTATCGGGTCAAGCCTATTTGAGGAAGAGTTTGGTAAAAATATATCCTTTAGGGGGAAAAAAATGGCAATTTTTATAGATGCAAACTCCTCGGGAAATTTAGATGTTAAAATTGAGAGAGCAACTTTTAGAAAAGAAGAGGTTATTCTTGAGGAAAGAGCTATAGTGCATTCTGACCCTTCTACAAAAACAATCGTAATAAGTGGAGGCCCTTTAGAGGCGGAGTTTAACAGTCAAGTTGTTGGGTCCTGCGCTGCTCAAATAAACCATAGCGTAGTTGAACCTAGGTTTACGGCCAATGCATATGTTACCGATAAAATGAACGCCTTAAACCTTGTCAATAACTTTGCGTCTGTTTTCAGGGGCATAACTACTTATTATAATGGAAAAATTACTGCAACACAAGACTCTTTTAAGAATCCATTAGCTCTATTTACAAATTCAAACGTCAGTGTTGATGGTTTTTCTTATTCGGGGATAAGTAAAGATCAAAAAATCACCACTTCTCTTGTTAGGTATAATAATAAAGATAATGGTTTTAAGGCTGATTTAGTTGCAGAAGAAGATCCTGAGGCCGCTCAAAAGTTTGGATATAAGGAAGAAGAAACTATGGGGTTTGGTATAAGTTCCGAGGCACAAGCAAGAAGGCTGGCAAAATGGATGCTGTTTACCACTCAAGTAGAAGTCGAAACTGTAAATTTTAAAACTGGAATAGAGGGGGGTTATTTGTTTCCTGGGGCTGTATTTGAAGTTTCTGATGAATCAAGAACTGGATCGATGAAGAGCGGAAGAATTTTGGATATAGGCTCAAAATTAACATACAATAATGTTGAGCGTATTAGGCCGTGGCTTTTATTAGATAAAAATTTAATTAAAGAGCCATTTAAAAATACCCCAGAAATAACTGTTTGCGTTGGAATGTCTGACTCTGACGTTGATAAGGTCGAGGCTCGAGCTCCTTTTGAAAGAAGTTCTGAGGATCAAGATGCAGAAATTAGTTCTGTTTTTGCTCCTCAGATTTTAAGGTTTAGGTGTGTGTTAGAAGTTGACTCAAGGGTATTTGTTCAAGGTCCTCAGGGTCAAGCTATTGTTGCTACTGGCCTAGAGCTTAAAGTTCCTTTTGAGCTAGACATAAAAGAAAACAGGTTCGAGATATTCAATCACGATTTTGAAGACGGCGATATAATAGAGTTCGAAACAGAGGGGCTTCTTCCTGCGGGACTTGAGAGAAAAGTTAAGTATACAATTTCAGATACCACCAAGCATACTTTTAAAATAAAAAACGTCTCAACTCAACAAAATCCAACTGTGGCTGAAGTAGAAATCGGAAACCCTGGAGAAGATAGGCTTGGTAACGAAGGTGGGCATCATTTTATTATTGCAGATCAACAAAAGACTCTTGACGCCGTTGATAAAATAAGTATCGGCTCTACTTGGGCTATGAGGGGAAGGGTTGCTGGTAGAGGGTCTGTTCCTTTCGCTCCGAGTGAAACAATTAAGCAGTCTTTAGGTATTGAGGGGGAATTGGGGCTTGGAAACTGGGTTAATTCTTCTTTTCTCGGTCCAATTATGATGCACGAAAGCGATTATTGTTATTCTCCGAGTATGGGGTGGATATATATTAACAAAACGCAGACTGATCAAACTTGGATATGGATTAAAAATATAGGCGAATGGGTATTTGTTCCTAAAAAAAGCGATCTACCTGGAAACCCTAGTATACGGAGATGGTGGTATATAAATAATTTGTCTCAATGGTTGTATATTTTTTACGAGGATGGTTCTCCCACTACGGGCTTTTTATATAGCGATAATCCCGTAAATTCTGGAGAAAATTTAGTAATAGGAGAATATTCAACTATCGCAACAAGCAAGGGGGTGTCTCCTTCTGGAAATAAATTTGTCTTTGCGCCCGGAATGGTTGAGTCTCAAGAGCCTGTTCCTGATTCTCCGGCTCAACCAAATTTTGTGCAAGAGATGAGTGAGCAAGAAAATTTTGTTCAAGTTGACGTTATTTTAATTGAGTCTGTTAGTGCTGACAGATCTGCACAAAAGAAAAAATGTATAAGAATAACGCTGAACGACACTAGAGAAAAGAATCTTAGAGTTAGCGACGGTCAGTTGGTAGCTCTAACTCAAACCAGCAGTCAAGGTTTTATTGGTATTGACCGCCCAGATCTTTCTGGCAATAATTATTGGAAGCTTTTAAAAATTAATGATTTTGAATTTGAACTTTTAAATTCGTCTTCTGCTGCAGATCTTGTTGGTAACAATACTTATACTTCGGGTAAAATTTCTTTTCTCAGTAATGATATTGAGAGTTTCTCCGGAAACATGGATTCGAAATTATATAAAACCATGTCAACTAAAGAAAATGGAGATGGTACATTTGAGGTTACTGGTTTAGAATATGTTTCTGCAAAATTTGGGGCTATAGATAAGATGGATAAGGTATTAAGACCAAGAGTTCCAATTCCTCCTCAGGCAAGCATGGATATTCCAGAAGCTCCTACCGATTTAATTTTAACCGATTTAACTGTATAATATATTATGCTCAATACGGCAATAGGTGTTCAATTCAAGGTAAATGATTTACAATCAAAATATGAAGTGGTTGGTTCTTCTGATAACTACTCATTTAATTATGAACTAGGTAAGGGTTCTGATCTGGTGGATTTTGAAGGAGATACAGCTCAAAAATCTGTTGGGTTAAGGGGTAATTATGGAGACTTTACAGTAAGGGTATTTGCTATTAGTGATATAGGGGTACGCTCGGCCTTTATTCAATCTGGAATATCGGTATCTCCACCCGAGTTTGATGGAACATTTTCATTTGCAGATATTGAGATATCAAGCCTTCCAGGAGACGCATTGGTCGGCAGGGAGATAGAATTTACTCCAACTGATCAAGAAAATTTGCTGGCTGTAGATTCTGAATATACAGAAAGGAGCGTAGATATTCAATGGAAGCTATTTCCTCCTATCGGTCACGCAAAAGAAGGTTCTGCCTTAGGTAACGAATTGTTGTCTGATTCGTTGTTATCTCACTTTTCTCTTCAAATAAGAAATACAGAAAACGGAGATATTATCTCTCAATCACAATTAAATAACCCTTCGCATCAGGGGCTTCGGTCGTTATTAAATACCTCGGATGTGGGTGGGGTCATGCAGCAGTATACTGGATTTTCATTTCAAATGTCTGAACTTGTTTTCGATGAATTAAATCTAAATAGAACTTTGTCTTTAGAGGTAGTTTCTCACGATGCTTTCGGCAAAACCGCAACAGGTGTTATTACAGGCCATAATTACGTCCCCCGAATTGAAGATCTTTCTTACTCTTTGCATGGATCAAAGGTTGGGTTCGCTTGGTCTTATTCAGATACGGATTTTGAAAACGTGAATTTTCGGTCGATATCTATTCCTTCTGATCAAGAAATTTATAACCCCAGAGATTTCGATGCAAGCTTGGATTACTATAATGATCTGAATTCTGCAATAAGATGGTCAAAAAAAGTTCCCTCTTGGCAGGAAGGTCAATATTGTCGATATGAGGGGAATATATACGAATGTAAGGTTGCATATAACCGCATGGATCAATTGTCTGCTAAGCCTTCTACTTCTCCCTCTTTGTGGTCTTTAGTTTTATCTAATTTTGATTTTGATTATAATGAGGAAACTACTATTTCAAATAATCTTTCTTTTGATCATTTCTGGGGTAGAAAGTACTACTACTGTACTACTCCCGTAGATGGGTATGGTGAGGGCCCAAAATATAATGTTGTTGAAGATGGGGTGGAACTAGAAACAGAAGCTCTTTCTGATCTTCATGGGTTTGTGTCTGAGGTTAAGATTGATAATTTAAATTTTATAGAAAGAGAAGATGATTTAATTTTTAGGTGGAACATAACCGACCAAGATAATAATCTGGTAGATTTAAATCAATACAAGTTCTTGGTCTCTGCAAATGACTCTCCCGAAGTACTTGGTATTAGCGGTTCTTTATTTGACTCGGATACCAACCTTTTTCTCACTGGCATAACAGAGGGTTTAAATTCAAGAAGTTCTATAACTGACGAAAATGGAGACGTCGTGATTGTTGATGATTTACCTGGAACTAAGGTGTTCGAGAGTTTTGAATACACTAGGGAAATAAACAATCAGTTGTATTCGACTGGAGGATTTCCTTCTTCTGCACAAAATTTTTCAAGAGGGAATTCTTATGGTGTTGGCGACCAAGTTATTTTTGAAAATACTTTATTCTCTTCAAAAGACACTGTTCCTAAAACTGTATTACCCGGGTATGAGCAGTGGAGCCATTCTGGAACTTATGTTTATGGATCTGCTACAGATTTATCGCTTAACTCTTTGGTGGATTATAATGATGAAATTTATGTTACAAACGGGTCTTCTCCTGGTCAGTTGATAGGTGCCGAGGCCGACAACGTTGTCGGTGTTTTTGATTTTGACAAGACATATTCTGTGGGAGACATGGTGATTGCTCCAGTTAATCCTGATATAGGGAAATATGATTCTTCTAATAATTATATAAAGGGGGATTACGTGATATACTCTAATTCTGCTGGGTCTTATATATATCATTGTATTGAAGATAATGGGCCTTTGAGTAGTGTTGTTTCTCCTGGCTCGAGCTTATCTCACTGGTTTGCTGTAGAAATATTTGAAGAAATTGATTGTCAAATATATAAGGCTCTACAAGCATCCACGAATAAATCTCCTAGCATAAACTCTAGCGAGTGGCAGATTCAAACCCCAGAAACATCAAGTGAATACACAAAGCTTTATGAAAAATATTCGTTGGCTGTAGATAATTGGTCGGTGAGTCAGTTTTATGTTGCAGGAGATTTAGTTTTGTATGGCAATGACATATTTAGGGCTAAGTTAGATAATGGCAGATATAGTCCCGAAGTTCCAAGTAGCTCGAGCGCTTACTGGGACGAAAAAGGCGAAGGGGGTTATGATATATTTACCGCTCATCAGGCGGGAGACCTAAGGTATTATAATGGAGCAGTATATAAGTGTCTTCAAAATAATCCAGACGCGTCACCGATAGATAATTTTTTGGGAGCAGGAGACCTAATTCAATCGAACTATTCAGACTCTCATTGGCTTCCATTTTGGGAAGAAAATACAGGTTATGATGATATACCTTTTGGTCATGTAGGCATCCCCGAGAGCGGCAAAAGAAGTGTGGGGATAGAGCTAGGTATTCTTGCCCCTGACGGGTCTATTTTAAGTTCTCGCTCTTTGGTTGGTTTTAATTTAGAACCAAGCATATTGGCAAATGGATTTAAGGTAGATAGTTTAAAAAAAGTTACTTCTACAGAATTTAATTTTAGATACGCAAACGAGGCTAGAGAAAAAGTTACAAAACTTCAGATGTATAGGTCTAGCGATCCAGATTTTAGTATTCTTGATGCTGACGGTTTGCCTGGCGCGGGCTCTGATAATTTTATTTCTGAAATACTGGGAGGAGCAGATCAAACGTTTGGAGATAGCATCAATTCTATTAAGGATTTTCCTCCGATTCCTTACACTTATGAAAATAAAGAACCTGACTCAAGGGGAGACGGCGTTACTGGTTATTACTATAAACTTTTGCCTTTTGACGACTTTGGAAGCGGAGATATTTTTACAATAAGAGACAATGCTGGAGACCCTGAAAGGGTTTTGATTTATCCGTTTCATTATAGTAATAGTAATCCAGATGGATTTATGGGTCCGGTTTTTGGAAAAACTGTAGACGCTATACCTGGGCCTGTTGAGGGCTTTCAGGGCGATACTGCATTTGTAAACTATTTTCTTGATTGGGAGATGCCAAGAAGTGAATTTCTTGAAGGATCTGGAACGCTATTAAGTTTGCCGAATGACATAAGCCATTATGAAATTTGGGAATCACAGGATAACTTTCTTTATTTTGGTGCCGAAAATAAATTTCTAAAAGAAGAGGAAAATACTAGCGGATATAGAAAAATAACTGGAGATTTAAATAGCATATCTCATGCAATTCCGATAGAAGAGCTTGATCCTGCAAGCGGAATAACAAACGCTCTACATGTTCTTGATTCTTCTGCTCTTGGGCCAAAGACGAGTATTACTCATAGGGGAGAAGTTAATGACAAAAGGTATTTTTGGGTAAGAGCTGTTGACCACGGTGGAAACAAGGGGCCATTTACTGGTAAGGCTGATATGTCTAATGCTAATAATATTGTGGAGGGACTGGAACTTGTACTTGGTCAGCAAAATCCCACTGACATAAGCGACTTTGAGCAAAGCATTACTCAAACTTTTCCGACAACTCTCGCTCTCGTTCCAAATAATCCGTTCGAAAATCATAACCCTAATTCGAATTCAATATCTTGGGATAGACATTATCTTTATATGGAAGGAACTGGCTGGGTAATTGGAGAAAACAATACCTCTGATCAATACGTATATTTCAAGCCAAGCGAAAATGGGCAAGAAATTACTGCAGAACAAAAATTAATTCTGGGGCTCGCAGAAGAAGGAGAAAAGGTTCCTCTGTTCGGCGGGGAAATTACTGCAAATCCAAGCTTTAATTCTTTTGATGTAGGTAATTATGTTGAAATATCTCAGGATGATATTGATCAAATTTTACCTTCTGACGACCCTTCTCATGATCCTCTGTTACACAGGGGGGTTTATATAAAGCTAGATGGAAATATAACTTCAAATTTGGGCGGTTTAGAAAGAGAAATAAAAAGTTATAACCCAACGACCAAGGTCATACAAACTTATACTCCTTTTGTTGGTGCTCCTGCTGTTGGAGATGAATTCGAGATAGTCCGACACACTCCTCTTTCTCTGGATTTAGACAATCCTTTAAGAAATATTATATATACTGGAAACTATAATACCTCTTCTTATCACCCAGCAGGAGTTGGTTCTACCAATGATCCTACCGACAACCCAGGTAGCGACATGGACTCAAAAAAGCCAAATTTACTAGAAGATGGAGATAAAATTGTGGTAAGAAATTCCTTGGGAATTGCAGCTCCAATGTGGCACGCTTTTGCAAACGCTACTATAGGTACCGCAATGATTGAGGATGCGGCGATAGATAATGCTAAAATTCATAATTTAACTGCCGATAAAATTAGATCTGCGGTAATCCAGGGACAAGATCTTCAGGTAGGAGGAGATGGAAATAGCGGTCAAATAAGAAGTGTTGGTTTTGGGGTTCAACATCCTGGAGAAAAGGGTTTTGATGCTCATGCTCATGGCAGTGGTCCAGGGTTTGTAATTAGCGGAAACGGAAGTTTTTATTTCAAGGGAAAAGATAAGCCTAATGATCCTGGGGGTAGGCTTTTCTTTGAGGACGGGCAGTTAACTCTTGAGGGAAAGTTAAGACAAACTGACGGTAAGGAATATACATTTGTAGATTTAGATGCTTCGCCCGATTCTTTCTTTTATACTGAATTGTCTGATGGAACATATACTCCTGACGACACTAATGATGTATGTGATATAAGGGCAACTTTTCAAAATAGTTTTATTCAGGCAGATGAAGTTAGGTTTAGGGTTAGTAATCCTAATAATGGATATGAATTTATTAAATATAGCGATTTTGATAATGATCTTAATTCTGCGACATATGGTAAATACGATATAAGCGGATTTACATATGATCCATCTTCAATAAATTTTGTAGATGGCGAACCCAAGGTTGCTACTGCGCAATTCAAAGTAGATGGCGGATTTGACAGTATGATTAATACTGTTGATCCGCAGCTTACAACAGTTATTGTTTCTGCATCAGGAGTAAATACTTCAACTGAAAGATCAATTCCAATTAATTTTGTAGCAGATGGAGCGCCTGCTGTATATGTAGAGCTGACCACAAGCCAACAAGTTTTTGAATACGATGCAGATAAAGTATTAATTTCATCAACAACTAATCCAACATTAACTGCCACAGCCTTTAATACAGATGGCGTAGATATAAAGTATCACTTTAAGAATTCAGGTGGACAGACTCTTCAAAATACAGACAATAATGAATTCCTGGTGCCGAGCCTAAGCTCAATTGCTGAAAATTTTAGTGATATGCCAATTACTTTTTCTGTAGACATATATGCAGAAGATGATCCCAGCGATATATTGGCGTCTGACCGTATTACATTTTTTGGAACGCACCCAGGTAAAGATTCGTATACCGTTTTTCTAACAAATGAAAATCATACATATCCTGCAAATGAAGTTGGAGATGTTAGTAGTGTCGATCTTGCTGGTGGTAAAACTCAAGTTAGATTTTTTAGGGGAACCGAAGAATATAGCTATGATTCGGCTGGTGATAAAACTTTTAGTCTTGATGGTAGTATAATTTCTAGCCCATCAAGTTCTGTGACTGCAAAAACTTCAACAGAAACAGTAGGTAATCTTACAAAGCTTTTTGTTGAAATTGATACTTATCCTGACGGGGAGAATGAAGGAACTTTTAAAATAAAAGTAAAAGACAATCAATACAGCTCTTCAAATGTTGTTACTTTTGAAAAAATATATACTTATTCAAAGGCGATAGAAGGTGTTCATGCTAGAAAAGTAGATTTAACCGCGGATCAACAATCGGTAACTTATGATTCCGCGGGATCAAGTATTCTGTCTCCTTCTGCTGATAATGGAAGGATAAAATTAACTGCTATAGATAAAAATACTAGTAGTGAGGTAAAGTTTAAATTTACTAAAGAGAGTTCACCATTTGGTGGTGAATTAAAATTAGATGCCACAACAATATATGATGGTTCTGTATTTAGTGATAACGATGAAGTATACTATTATCCGCCAAGTTCAAGGGCAGCCTCTTTTAATTCGGATACAATTAAAGTTGAGATAAGTGAGGATGAAAATAGTGTGCTCGCTTCAGATGTGTTGACTATATATGCTATTCAAGACGGTTCTGACGTTATTACAGCAATATTAAGTAACGAAGCTCATTCTTTAACTAAAAATTCTCAAGGAACAATCACTGCCACAGGAAGCGGAACACACATTAGGGTTTTTCAAGGAGCAGAAGAATTAACATTTGTAACAGCCCTTTCGAATGAAAGTACTTTTACAGTAACTGCTCCAGCGATAAGTGGCATTACTGGCGGAAGCAGAAGCAAGCCCGCTAACGAAAAATATTGCAATGTCGATGACTATAATTTTAGTGCTTTTACTGGTCAATCTGCTGTTGTCACATATACAATAACATATAAAAATAGCGTTGGCGAAAATGGAACCATAACGAAACAGCAAACGTTTTCTCTATCAGAGCAAGGTAATAAGGGGGTTGGAGTTGTTTTTAGGGGTATCTGGAAGCCTAATGAAGACTACATAGGTTCAACTGAATTATCTGCTCGTGGAGATGTTGTTTATTATGTGCTTGGTGGTTCTAGTTATTGGATGGCCCAAGCTGATCACACAAGTAGCTCAAGTTTTGAAAACGATAAAAATGCTGGTAATTGGATGTCTTTCGGCGCTGAGTTCGAAAGCGTAGCAACTGATTTATTGTTGGCGCAAGATGCGACTGTCACTAGAACATTAACTATGGGAGGTGCTGACCCGGGCGTTTTTTCGGGATCAGGAGGAGAAATAAAATCTTCTAATTTTATAGGTGGTTTAAGCCCTACCAATGGAGGTAAAATTTCTGGCAGCAACCCAGCTACTATTGGTGGTACAGTTTATAGCAACCCAAGCTATGAAAATGCAGGTTTTAGGTTCAAGAGAGGAAAAAATGGAAATGATTTTTTTGTTGTCGCTGATATAGGCGGAGAGCAAGAACTTGAATACTTCGAATTTGTTAGTAATGGTTCAGTTACCAACACTTACCAGCAGGGAAGTATAGTTAGGTTTGATGGTGCTAATTATCGCAAAAAAAGCACTGGAACTCTTGTGGGACCTGTTGTTGCGCCCAGTGCCGACACAACAAATTGGGAGCCATATATTGGCACCAAAAAAATAAATTCGTATATCAGAATGAGCAACTCTACAGGTTTAATTGAAATCGCGGGGCCGATCTATGACGGAAGCATTTCTTCTGATGAGATTATGCTCTTAGACTCAAACGGAAATTTTCAAACAGATGATTTTGGCAACATTCTTACTCCTAGTGAGGCTTTTCTGGCGAGCATAAAAGGAAACTTTACATCGTTTATAGGCGGAGGATTTAATAATAAGTTTGATACAGAGGTTTCTGTTGGCTCACCTTTGGCAGAGACTTCTTTCCCTAATATATCTTGCGCAATTGTTGCTGGAGCGGGCAATGAAATTAAGTCAAAGTTTTCTTTTATTGGGGCAGGTTTTAATAATTTATGCAGAGATAATTTCTCTTCAATTCTTGGGGGTCATTCCAATAGTATGCCAAACGATCTTGACCCGTATGGCGGCTCAAATTTAATTGGAGGAGGAACTTACAATGAAATCGATGGCGGATCAAATCAGCTCATAGGAGGCGGAGAACATAATGAAATTGATTATCAAAACTCTATTGCTGCAACCCATGCCGATGCGGTTCCAAGCCTCGTTATGCCTACCACGGCCGGTAGAGAACAAAACATTAGGGCAATTATCGATCCCGATAGAATGATTTATTCAAAATATGTTTTAGGAAATGGCACAGATGATTTAGCTGGGTCGTCAAATTGGAAATCTAATAGCTGGATCGGTAATCTTTATTTCGCTAATACTTCTAATTTTAATCTTTATTTGCACGGAGGAATAAATCCAGAAGGTTTTGCTGAGTGGGCATTTGTTCTCCAATTCCTTGGCTCTGCTAAAAGTTCATTTGTTTACATATCTCCTCTTTGGACAGGATCTAATTCTTGGGAAACTAACAGGGCTCTCGGAATTGCTGCTTCCGCTTGGTTTTATATTGATGGAGGGCCTTTTGCGGGATGGATTTGGTCGCAGCAGAACCTAGCTGGAAGCGGTGGTGACGCTGGACACTACATTTATTCTCTTACAAAAAATAGTTGGGTGTATATATATAGTGGTAGCGCCGAAGCTTATTGTTACAATGAATCTCAAACTTACTCTACTTGGTAATGGCTAATCCTGCGACAAATATTCCTGTTTTCTCTAGCCCTGGAGCTCCTTCGTCGACCCCAGCAGGTAATACTGTTACTCCCACTATTTTCGTTCCTCCTGGAGAAAAAGGTCCGATTATAGGGGTAGGGCCCGAGACTTTATCTCTACCTATGCATAATGTGCTTGGGTCCGGTACAACTGGAACTTATGAGGTGGGCGGATATGGATCAAACAATGTTATACTTGCTGGATATAATAATAAAATTAAACGGTCAAGGCGATGCTCTATTCTTCAAGGAACAGGAAACACGATAGATGGTCTTTATAACACTCACATTATAGGAGATTTTGTTAGCCCAACTCTTCACAATGCTTTTTTTGTTGGTTGTCCCAACGGCCTTCATGTAAAAGGAGACGTTGTTGCTTTTTTTAGTTCTGACAAAAGACTTAAAGATAATATTTCGATAATTATTGATCCTCTTGAAAAAATCTTGAAACTAGATGCAGTGGAGTTTGACTGGAACAACAAACAAGAAGTTTATCAAGGTCACGATATAGGGCTTATCGCTCAGCAAGTTGAAGAAGTAGCCCCAGAGTTAGTTACCACAAGAGACAATGGATATAAAGCCGTTAAGTATGAAAAGCTTACTGCGTTACTTGTCGGGGCAATTAAAGAACAACAAAAACAAATAGAGTTTTTAGAAAAAAGAGTTGCAAGCCTAGAACGTAGATCTAGGAATTAATAACCTTCATTAGGATTCTTGCTTGGTCTGGCGGAATATCCGAATAACTATTCCAGTCACCAACATTTTCGTTTTTGTATTTTCCTGACTTCCACCAATCTCTAAGAATTACTTTAAATTCATCAAAGTTTGTGCAGCTCAATTTATCTTTAACCAAAGACTCTATCATTGTATATGGACTTAGAGATGGAGAAGCTTTTTGCTGCGGAGCTTGATTTGATTTATCAATTTCATCGTCTCCGACAATATGTACATTTAAAAAGTTTCTGACGCATCGAACAAAGGCTCTATTGCATGCAATGGTTTCTAGGAACTTGGTTGCAAAGCTGCTTGTGTTATTTAATGTTGCGTTCGCCATGTCTTGGAATACAACGGGCTGATTTCCTGTTTCATAATTTGATAAGAATTTGATTTTGCAAATTGCCGCTACATGATCTTCTTGACATTTAACAACCTCGTATTCTACGTCTGTAAAGCCTCTTAATTTTGCAAGCTCTTTGATTCCGCTAAGCTTGATGAGAAGTTGATGATCTTTGAGTCCGTCGATTGATCTGGGTACATCTTTTTTTCTTAGATCAAACCATGATTTGTTTGGGAAAAGATGTTCGTCTCCGATCATGGATCTCCAGTTTACCGAGCCATCTTCGTTAAAATGATATTCTGTATTGTCCAGCAATCCGTATTCATTTCTGCAAAACTTTAGTGGACCATCTGCGTATTTTTTTGTTGCTGTTTTTTTGGTTGCTGGCATAATTTTTTTTGGTTGTGTTTCTGTTGAAAATGTTACTGTGTTGTCTGTTGCTCCTAGGCTAAGTGTTTCTTGCATCGTTGTAAATTTTAATTGTTTTTAATTCTTGCCAAAATTCTTCGCAGTCAATAATCTCTTTGTGGTCTCCTTCTTTTTCGTGAATCCATGCTGCTTTGCTATTGTATACTTTTCCATTTGATATAATTTTTCTAGAACTTTGATAAAAACTATTATCGCATAATAAATCAATATTGTCAAGATCTTTTTTTGATGTTTGTTCATACTTTAATACATTCCAGTCAAAAAACTTTAATCTAATATCGTTAATCTTTTCCTGATCATTGCATAACAGCTGAACGGGAAAGCCTAGCTTGCTTAAGGTTTTTATATAATCTACATTAGTTTCTTCTGATAGAAAATAGTTTATTTGGTTTATATTCTCTCTCACAATCCCTAAGTAGTTTATGTTCATCTGTTTATCTAAAAATATATTTGCTTTTCTTCCTCTTACCCATTTTACTATATTTAATTCGTCAAAGCATTCTTCTCCGTGAATATTAATGGGGTGGTTTTTAATGTAAGTCTCAGGCATAACGTGGTTAGGAATTACCGCAATAGAAGGAATATGATATTCTTGCCCAATGTGAATAGTTTTCACTTTTTTAAGCTCATGGTTTATTTCGAGCAAATCAAGAATTCCGCAAGCAATTTCTTCTGGATCAATTTCGTTAACTGTTTTTGGGCTTTCTTTTGGGGAAAATGACGGCTTTCTGTCTATCCTCGAAGGTTCAAGTAATACGTGGTCTTCTTTATCTCCCCAATAAGGCCCGCAGCATTCTTTAAATAAAACACTATAAAGGCACACTATCTTTTTATTAAACCCAGAGGCTACATGAGAGCTAAACGAATCGTTTCCGCAATGCAATATAGAATTTTTTATTAAATAAAAGCTTTGTTTTAAGTTTGTCGTTCCGTTATAGTGAATGCACCCCTCTAGCTTTTTATCTTTTCTGTCTCCTATTTGAATAATTTTTATATTTTTTTGCTCTAGGTAGGGACTAATTAAGGTTATTACATCGGTAAAATAGTCATAGTTTTTAGCTTCCATGCCGCTGCTTGCGTGAAGCGTTATATATTTTTCGCAATCAATAGGAAAATAGCTTGTCTCTACGACAGGCTTATCTATCTTTACTCCACAAGAAAGTGCGTACTGTTCTATCAGGTGCATAGGTCAAATTGAATTTTGTCTTTTCCGTTGTGCATGTAGTTTAACACTCTCTGTGTTCCTATGAATGGAAGGAAGGCTATTTCAAAATAGCCTTTGTGCTCTGCTTGCCCCTCCATTGCAGGAAGATTGTCAAGGCCTTTATCATAAGGTATCATTTTGTGAACATAAGGGTTTCCGTCAAGTATCTCAAAATATTCTGGCTTTGTTGTAAAATATATATTGT